GGTAGTGTAATGTTTCATTTTGCGGGTAAAAGTAGAAAATCGGCAGAAGGCAGACAAGGGACTATTGTACAAATTACACGTAATAATGTGTCAAATGCTCCTGTGATGTAACGGAAACGGGTTGTACGGGCTGGAAAAATGTAGTTTCTCGGAAAAAAATCTCTTTTTTATTTGGCTGTTTTCAAGAAAACAGTAATTTTGCAACCGTTTTCAACGAAACACGTTGCCGAAATAACTCAGTTGGTAGAGTAACTCATTCGTAATGAGTAAGTCGCGGGTTCGAGTCCCGCTTTCGGCTCCGACTTAAAACCGCTTATTACATTGTGAATTAGGCGGTTTTTCTATTTTCTACTGCTTATTACGATGATTAAAAAAAAGGATTTGAATTGTAAATTTACAATTCTGTGAGTATCCCTGGAGTATCCTTAAATTTTTTAATCATTATGGCAACTCTATCACTTACCATTTTCAAGGCAAAAGCATTAAAAGACGGAAGACATAAGATAAGAATTGCACTCCGTCACAAGCATGAAACAACATATATCGTCACACGATTCATTATTTCAGAGAACCAGTTTAAGAACGGTCAGGTCGTGAAGCATCCAGAGGCATCTGCGATAAACCGGAAACTTAGGAACATCCTTGATGACCTTCAAGAGAAACTGGACTCAATAAAACATCTTGAACTTTATTCCTGCCGGCAAATTAAAGAAATCATTTCTACAGACAATCTTTCCGATGAGCAAACCTTTTCATCAGCATGTAGCAATTTTGTAGACTATCTCAAGTCTGAGGGAAGAGATTCATACGCATTGTCTATTGAAAGGGTGGGGAGGTATTTTCGTGACTTTGCAAGAGGTGACATACTTCTCTCAGATTTAACCCCATCACTAGTCCAGAATTTTGTTGCATTCATACGGAAGCGAAAAGTGACTGAAACCACAGTAAACACAATGCTCGCCCAGATGAAATCTGTCATCAACAGAGCGATAAGAGAGTGGAATATATCTTACGATATACATCCTTTTGTAACAACAAGAATATCTGCAGCCCCTATCAGGAAGCTTGATTTGACAGTACAGAGTTTTAACAAGATTCGTGAATCTTCACCAGAAAAAAGAAAGCTGATTATGGCACGTGACCTTTTTTGCCTTTCCTTTTACCTGGGAGGGATGAATCTTATAGACATTATGCAAACAGACTTTAGAAAAGATGTATTGGAATATTCACGCTCAAAGACTAAAGGGCGAATGCAGTCGGATAGTGTAATCACATTTACAATACCGTCTCAAGCAAGAGAGATAATATGCAGGTGGATGGATAAAAGGACGGGGAAACTTGATTTTGGGTATAAATTCACATATCACAACTTTTCTCAGTATGTTACGTATTCTCTTGGAGATTTGGCTGAAGAGTTAAATATTGATGAACGTGTTACATTTTATTCGGCCCGCAAGTCTTTCGCTCAGTACGCCTCTGAAATAGGTATTCCTGACGGGATAATAGACTACTGCTTAGGCCACTCAGACAAATCAAAAGGAGTTATACGATACTACACCAAAGTCCGGCAGAAACAGGCTGATATGGCCATATCTCGTGTGATTGATTACGTGGACAACCCGGAAAAGTACAAAGAATATATCGAACTGAGGTCTGATATTATGATGATGAGAGGGTAATTTGTCTGACACTTTATCTGTTATGTATGAGGCAATGGAGCCACTACATAATATTTATTGTAATATGAAAAGAATTATCAACAAATGCCCATGCTCGTTAGAAGCTTGGGTTGGGGCAGATGAACCTGTCTTTAGCGAACAGAATCTTTACTTCTCTCGTAAGGTTGAAGTGAAGGAGTATTTATACAAGAGACTCCAAAAGTACAAAGGCGAAATGGTGGAGTGCTATGTATATCAATTTTACAAGGGTAAACCGCGTGAAGTGCTTGTATCTTTTAATGTAAAATAGCCTAAAGTATAAGTCAATAAAAGCCCCTTCCGGATATTAATCTGGTTGGGGCTTTCGTTTGCAATAAAAGCAAACTTCTACACTGCAAAGATGTATATAATTTCCCAGAAAAGTTGTATATAATTATTGGAAAATATTGTATATCAGAATGGCTACAATCTTAAATTTAAAACATAGTAATTACAATGTAAGTATTTATATGTAAGCACTAATCATTTTTTATATCTATGGATTTATATAATCTGCTTAGAAACTCATAAGATACATATTCGTTCTTAACTGGATTTTGTTGTAAAGTTGAAGGGAAACTTATGTATTCCATACGTGATATATTATTTATATTTTCTTTCAATCTTATATCTTTTAGTTCAAGGTTATTGAATAAATCTGCATCTAAATATAATTGTCGGGTTTTGTTGTTTGACAAAGAACTAAAAGAGTTAAAGAATAAAAGTACGAGTTCATCTTTTGATAATTGAGCACGGAATATATCTGAATACTTTTTAGGATAGTTGAATCCTGAGACCATTTCCAGAATATAATAAGCGTTTCTAAAATATGTACCAAGTTGATTTATATATTTAGAAAAACAAAAGTCAGCAGTTTTCGATATAGCTTCTATTATTGGTTTAAAGTTATTCTGTTTAAGATAAGTTCTTATAGCTATTAAGCAAATATAATCGTATGTATTTAAATTAATAGGTATTTGATTAACAACGCCTCCAGATTTACTCCAATTATATCCGTTATAAATATTATTTATAGCAATTGCTAAATAATTGTATGAAGAATACCATTGTATTGTAGATCTATTTGATGGAATGATTTCTTTTGCGAATTCCTCTTTGGATAAATAGTTTGGTATATTATTTCTTATTTCTACGTAAAATATACAACATAATTCAAAAGTTATTTGTTGATAAGTCTTTTCAGTAGTACAAAATTCCTCATATTGAATAATGTTCCAATCATGAAGTGTTTTATCATATTTCCAATCTATTTTTTTTACACGTAATGAATCACGATAAGAAATGAATATTTTAAGCATTTCAAAGAATGTAGATCTTTCCTCACTATTCAAAAACTGCTGTTTATTTTGTTTTGATGTGTATAATACTCCGATAAATGCTATTAACCCTGTAATAGCTCCAAGGATACTTCCAAAATCACCCCAATGAAATTTACTCCTTTCTGAAATAAAAAAACAGCATAAAATAGAGAATGCTATTATTGATATGGTAATTATCCATGATCTTTCATTTTTTATATACTTCTTCAATCTTCTCATAATTTGTAGTTTAATGTATTTTCCGCATTAACTACAAATATACTACTTCTTGAATATTTTAAGCACCAATAATCCTATTATCACTATAATTACAATAAATGAGAGTTCACCAAGTCTAATTTTTATCTTTTGATATAAAGTAAGTTCCTTTTCTACTGGGTAAGGAACTTTTTCCTTTTTGGAAACAACCACTTCCTTCGCTGGAAGGTAAACCGTATCCGGCTGAGTTTTCATCTTCGCCAGTAGATTACCTAGGCTATCAATGGTAAGCTGCGCCTGAGCGTTCTTACTGTTTGCGATGTCCAACCATTTCAGTACGACCTTCCCGTTCTCGTCGCACTCTAACAACGCCCGGATGGTGGCACTGTCAGGAGGGATCTGTACTTCAACCAATTTCTCTATTACCACGCTATCAGCTTTGGTTTCAACCGGAACATACTTCACTGTCTGGCAGGAATAAATGAGAACGAGGCACATAAATGGAGCCAGCGTAATACACCAGCTCACCTTATCCATTATGTATTCGTATAACTTCATGGCTTCACAACGATTTCAGGGACAAAAGGATATTCGCTCCGCACATCGAAGCAAGGACACATCTTCGTCCACTCTTCAGGTTCCACGATACCATCACCGTCCAGGTCAGGCGATGTGTCACGATGCCCCAGCACCTCGACAATCTGGTACTTTCCGCAAAGCTCCTTAATCAGTTTGGCTAACGCTTTCTTCTGTTCCGGTGTTCGGGTGTCAGCTGCCTTACCGTGCGCGTCCAGACCGCCCACATAGCAGATACCAATTGAATGTTTGTTGTACGACACACCTGAGAATCCCTTGCTATTACAGTGCGCCCCGTCAATAGTGAGCGAACGGCCAACTTCTACCGTACCATCCAGCCGGATAACGTAGTTGTACCCAATACACTGAAAGCCACGGGATACGTGCATCTGATTAATCTCCTTTTTACCTATGTCCAGCCCGGCACGTGTGGCTGAGCAGTGAATTATTATTGAATCTATTTTGTTCATAATAAAATTACATCTATATTTGTGGAGTTCTGCCAATGGTAGGATGGTTAATAAAAAATTTATTACAAGGAGTGCAGTGGCACTCCTATTTTATTTTAGTTCAGTTCCTTTTCTTCAGCACACTAATCCGTTTCCCGTCTTTGAAATACATTCGTGACATGTTCTTATCACGAACAAATCTTCTGTCCATCGAAAAATATCCATGCTTCCCGTCACTGAATACCGCCCTTTCGCCGGTCTTAAACCGAATCGGCATATTAGGCAGTCCATTATTCATGGCCGCCAGTATAAGCAATCTGCGTCTTAACAAAATCATAAAGTACCTCCCATCACAGCTATATTATTAAGAATACTTACCTGATACGTCCTGTTGGCCCTGACAACACTGCTTCCTATCCATTTCACACCTTCAGGAAGATTCAGGACGGTAGGCGTAACACCACTTGAAAACTGGAACATGTACTCATTGGCAATGCCTGGAAAGCCTTTTCCAAATGTGACGTTAAGTACGGATACTTCTCCGAACACATGGAACACGTTCGGAAGAAGCTCGGCACTGACCTCACCCGTACCAGCATTCACGCTGGATATGCAGCCATTGCCATAATATTCCCCATGGGTATAGATAGCCCGTATCTCCTTGATGTAGGAAACGGAATCAGGCAATATGTTACCGGCTTCCAGTTCTTTCTTGAAGGTGGCATATTTCAAATAATTGTTGAATCTCTTTTTCGCCATGTCATTGGGATTTATGGGGGGCTCTGATACAAAGCCCCCACATATTATTACTCGGTTTCCTCATTCCATGCAAACGCATCATCAAGATCCTGTTTAGTGGCATACTGCTTCAGAGTCTCGTTCGTTGCATAGCTGGTCAGTTCAGCCTTGGTCGCATAAGTGGAGGAAAGCCCTTCGATAGCCTCACTCAGTGCAGCTTTTGTGGCATAGGTGTTCGCCACATCTACAGCCTTGGCATATCCAGCCAAATCCTCTTCGGTAAGAAATCCTTCGAGGTCAGCTTTCTTTGCATACGCTGTCAAATCGACCGTACCACCCAAGGAATCCCAGTTGGTTTCCACACTTGCCTGATTGGCCGTTTCTCCGATGTAGACGAAGTTCGTTTCAGCCGGATATTTCTTGCCGTTCAGGGTAACTTCTGCCGTAACGTTATATACGTGGCCTTTCGATACAGAAGACACCCCTTTCAGGGCACTAAGGTCTGCCAGAGTACCCTTTGGCACATATACGGCACCAAGCGCGTTGACCTTGTTTGTCAGTGTGTCAACCAGACCTTTCAGAACTTTACCCTGCTCGGCGGAAAGTGCCTTATTAGTCCCGCCCGTTGTGAGGTCATTGATAATCTGGATGAGTGTCTGTGCACCGACGTCAAGACGAATCCATCCGCCATAATCAGCCTGGGTAATCTTTGTCATGTCCTTCAGGACATACAGAGCCGGTTTGCCGTCCCCGTTATCTCCAACAACGACCAACATGCCGTTATAAGTATTCTTTCCTGAATAGGTAGCTGCGGCAATAAGGTCTTTCTTGTTTGGAACAAGCTGACGGGCATCCAGTGGCGCCTGTCCTCCAGGCTCAAAGTTCACGGCAAAGGAAGCAACACCCGCAGGACGGTTTCCTGTTGTCGAAGCCATCGGCATGACATTGTTCATCGGCATGGCAAAGGGAACTTCACGGCTGTTTCGTGCAAGCATGGCTATCACTTCATCCGTAATTTCCTCGCCATTATATGTGTCCGGCTCGTCTACAAGTTTTTTCCCGGCATCGGAAACTGTGAAGCGAAGTTGTAATGCACCGGACATGGCACCTGTCGTTGTCAGCTTCTTGTATGCAATCTGAACACTTTGTACGGTCTTGTTTCCTGCATCAGATACGGTGTACTTGTCCGTTCCGAAGACTTCCCACTTTCCGGACACCGTATTATAGAACTCGACTTTTGACACATTCTTTTCTGAAGGGAAGTAGAATTCAAGGCGGGTTCCGGTTGCTGCTTCAGAAGCAAATTTCGCTCCAATTAATGTATCAGTCCATTTCTGCAGCGGAAGCTTTGTATCAGGAGCTGCGGCAGACGGGAAATTGGTATCTCCGGCAGAGGTAGAAGCTGAGGAACCATTACAGTAAAACGGATAGGTACCATAAAGGTAGACAGCACCTGATTTCACAGTACCTTCAGGAAGCGGATTAGGGGACACGGTCGCCTTGTTTCCTTTTGAAGTGAGCAAGGTGTCACCTGCGCCATGATGAGCCTGGTAATTGTACTGCATCGTACCGAGTGTAACTTTCGTCGGCAATGTCTTGTTGCTTGTACTGTTTCCTACATAGATGAAAGACTGGTCATCGGAGATAAGTTCTCCTGCACGGTTCTTGTTTGCCTGGCCAACAACCGTACAATTACCACGGTTAAATCCTGTCTGAATCTGTTCTGAGGTAGGTGCGCTTTCACCAACCTCCAGAATCTTGTTGGCGGTAAAAGGAGACTTGAATGATATTGTTGCACTTGGTGCCTGTACCGTCGGCTGGATTTCCTCAAAGAGAATATCCTCGAAAATCTGGCTCAGCGTCTTTGTCTTCAAGGTCTCGACCTTTGTCCCAGCCGGAAGACCTCCCAGTTTCGAAGGAGTGGCAAGGCTGTCTGGCAATGATGTCTTGAACCTGATGAGTTCCGTCAGATCATATTCGGTCTTGCCTGATGATTTGGTAACGATAAGTTTATTGCTGCCTTTGTCAAAACTGACATCTGTGACACCGCTTCCTCCATAATTCACACCGTTCATCAACAGTTCTTTGGTGTCGGTTGCAAAATAGATAGCATCCAGATGTTTTGACGCTGCATCATAACGGGCCTTTAAGCCCCTGTAGAATTTAAATTTTGTTGTTGCCATAAAAGTCTGATTTTAACTGTTTGTTTCTTCATTCCATACTGCTTCTGTTATCTCCTCCCATTCTCCATCCTTCCGGCCGTATATCTTCCCGTCTTTTGGCGCATCAGGAATGGGAATGCTTCCACCGGTTGATATGTCAATGGAAGAAGCACCAAGGTTGACGGTGGCCATTTCAAGGTTAGGGACACTTATGCTGTCCTCTTCACAAGTTGTTGCAACAAGCCTGAAAGCCTCACACATGTCAACGGCAGTCTGTCCTTCCTTACCATAGTTCTCCCACAAAGTCAGCGAATACGTACCAAGGTGTTTGTGGTCCGTTCCATGAAAAGTAAATTTCAGCTTGTTTCCCTGGTATATCTCAAAATGGAAATCGAGAAATCTGCCTAGAGGATTCTTCAGCATGAGTTTCAAGTCCCTTCCTTCCAGTGGAACAGGCTCCTTGTTCGTGAGTATCTGCCAGGTGAAGTATATATCTTTCCCTATCCTTATCTTTCTCATATCAACTAGGTCATGAAACTTATTGTCATAAGTAATATTATGATTACGGAGTAGATGATTTCCGCTATCAGGCGTCTATCTGTCTTCTTCATCCTTTGTAACTTTTTCGATAATTTCGCCAGCCGTTGTGTACTTCTTTTTAATGTAGCCCACCAGCAGGCGCTTAATGGAAACCTTGTTCTTGATTCCGTGAATTTCACATACATGTTCCATGATTGAATCAAATTCAAATACAATAGCTATCCCCAGTCCGCACATTGACGATGTCGTATAGGAACAAATACCTACAGGCTGGAGAATAGCAACACCAAAACCGAATCCCAACACTAAATACGAATTATATTCGATGAACTTGCACATCGTTCGGCGGCCTGCTCTGGAAAAGCGGAAATCCTCTCCTCGCTTGACCACGCTGTCAATGATACCAAGGACAAAATCCGCTATAATCATGGCTACAATGAAGACCAGCATCCAGCGAAGCTCAAAGACAACGCTTCTTATCTCTCCTACAAAGGAGTAAGCCCCGGCAACAAGAATCTGCGGGGCTATGACGGTTATAAGGTTCTGCATCACTTCTTATTTACCTTACCACCGAACAACCTGGACAGCCATTCACTTGTTACAACCGACACGATACCAGTAGATGCCAGGGCGACAAACAACGCATCAATCACCACAACCCAGACGCTTGCATCTGCCGGAGGGAAACCGAGATTCATCCACCAACTGAAGAAGGTAACGATTACACCAACTACAGCAGTTACCCACATAGTCACCCACTTATTCATAGGATTGGATAGCTTCGAAGCGATAAATCCTACTACAGCAGGAACCACGACCGTAACAAGCCCGGTGAAGCTGGCAAATCCGGTCAGGAACTCCGGAACGGAAGGTTCTACACTAACGGAAGTCTCCGCGAAAACACTCACTACGCACATCAGCAGTGCGACCATCATGAAAACGAATCTTTTCATCTTACTAAGGTTTTAGATTAAACAAAAAATGCCCACAAGCGCATCCCAACTTAATGGAACACGCTCATGGGCGTAACTACTATTTCACACACAAAACTACTCATTTACCATCCTTTTTCAGCGAAGGTAAATGATATAAAAACGAACAAAGAATAAAAGGTTTCAAATCGACTGACACGCCTTGTCAGTAAGTTGGTAGAAGCCGGGTAGAATAAGCAAGCTAGTTACTATTTTCTACCCAATTTCTACCAGTCAAATAATTTTCAATACAGCTTTCTTTATTTCAGTTGTTTTCATTCATACCCATAAGTCCTGGCGGAACTTATTGGGATTGCAACATTAGAAAAATCGGGGCTTCACCCCGCTGCTAAATTCAGCCAGGGTGATAATTCTGGAGTGTCCAACATAGATGATATAGATATTCTGTCTACTGATATATACAATGGAAATATTTTAGAGAACAATGCTACATTCATAGTTAAAACTTACCCTGCTTCTCCGGCCTATATGTATCAAGAAGCATTCTCGATGTATCCAATTAAACGATATTGGAGGGCGAAGGTGGACGGTACATGGAGAGGGTGGATTGAGTTATAACCATCCAGTCCATGAGCCATCCGATAAGTTCTTTGTTCTCGAATATAATTTACCTGCATAATCGACAACAACCTGCATTTCTGTGTTAAGAGATGTGTATCTTACTGCATATCCTGATATGTAATTGGCGGTTGGGGTTATTTGATTGATATACCCTGACACAAACATTACAATCATGCGCGATGGGCTGGTAAGCCCATTATCCAAGTCACTTTTTGTAACTCCTTTCAGTAGAACCGCTCCCATCAGTTCCGCCAGAACTGACGCAACCTGTTCTTTTGTCATCAATCCGATTGCATTTCCAGCGGCATTCACGGCCACAAAACTGGAGATGTCTTCCAAAGCAGGGAGAGCCAGTGTAGACTTTTTCAGCAGCTCCGTTTTCGACACCTTATGCGGAACGCCGTTTGTATCGTATACCTGTACCGTTTCACCGTCATCTGCCGTTGTCTGATTCTTCATACTTTCTGTATGCTTCAATAGATTGTCAGTTTCTTCACCTGTAAAGCTTAATACAAAATCTTCTTCTGCTGCCATAATTGTTTTTAATTTATAGTTATTAATGATATTACCAACATTGTATATTATAATTATCTCATTGCATCATTAAGCCCAGCAAGAAACCATGGAAGAAGCGACGCTGCATGATGTCTTACCCTGTTAACTTCATCATCTGAATATTCAGTATTGTCATCGCTTGAAAAAATTTTTTCTGCTAATTTTAAATCAGCAATACCAACTCCTGTCACATTGTAAATGTTATCTGCAAACATTTCTCTGACATCAATCTCCACGAAATCGGATTTATCTATCTTCGTGTACTTCTTAAATTTCTTAAAATCTATTTTCATGATTAATCAACTAAAATTCCATTTTCAAAAACCAGGCTATATCTTGAAGGTATCGAGCCATTCTGTATAGTCCATGATATTGTTCTCGTTACTCCTTTTTTGTATGTATATGTTCCATCGGCTTGCAATGACCATCCGGTACCGAACTCATTAGACAATATCATATTGGTATAAAGATTTCCGTTTACATGTACTCCTCCGTCAAAATATCCGGCATAAGTATTAGAACTATGTGGCTTGCTAGTACCGTTCCTTGAAGCATAGATGCATGCTCCACCGTCATTGCTTCCAATTACTTTAACCCCAAATTTCCCGTCAGTCGCACCATTGAAATTTATGTCAATCATACCACTGTTATCATCCGTAGGAACACCAATCCGTATACTCCTGCTATCATTGCCGAAAAAATCCATTCCCTTCCAATTCAAGGAACCGTTGTCTATAGTGAAACCTCCAATCTTAGCACCATCGGCAGATATTGTTCCGGAAAAAGTACCTTTAGCGGCTTTCAGTTCACCCGAAAATGTACCGTCTGCACCATCCAGATGTTTCACTTTTAACGAGTTTACATCTATGCACTCTGTAAGAAGAAGTGGTTTCCCATTTTTAACCGTAAACACGGCTATTCCTTTCCCTTCAGAACTTTTAATTTTAAACTTATCTGAAGAAATAACAATCTCATTTTTTTCGATGTCAATACCCGTAGCACCAAGTTTAATTGAGATATTTTTCTCTGCTACATCTACAACGCTTTCACCATTTGACAACAATATTCTTGCTGCACGTACCTCTATTTCTCCAGAAGCAAGTCTGATATAATTTGTCTTGTCCCTATTACCGATATATGTCTTTCCATAAACATTAAAGTATCCTTCTTTAGTTAGACGATCATATCCGATTGAAACTATATCTTTCCCGGAGAGGGAGTAAGAACTTATCCCCTGATAGAAGGTAAGAGAAGGCGCACCGTCTCCGTATGCAGACAACACGATTGCAGCCTGATAGTCCGGGTCGGCTATGTCTCCCAGTTGTACCATCACGTCACCCACTTTGGGTATATCGCTTCCTTCGTCACAATGATTCACGGATACATCTATCCAGTTATCACCAACATTTTCCACCAGACGCCACCAATAGTGATTGGATACGCCGTCATACGCGCCTTCCTTAATATTAAAGGACTGTGAGCGTACTAAATTCCCTGGCTTAAAACGATTTTCTATGGCTTTCTCACCATCATCTGCAAGGAAGTAACAGCGATAAACAGAACCATAAGTTCCAGGAGATGAGTAACCTCTTTTCCCGTCTGAGAACTTGACTCCTTTACCATCCTTGAAACGAATTCCCTTTTTTTCTATAAACTCGACCTTAGTAATCGTTGCTCTGGCCCCGCTGGCGTTGAACATGAAGGAAGCTCCGGCCAGCTCGGTCTCCATTATTGAAAGTAACTGGAAGATAGCTTTCTTGCGCACGTACAGTTTGTCAATCCATCCGACAGACTCGCCGCCCTTTTCTGAAGAGAATGACATACCAGCACCCATCATACCAGTCACGAAGTCAATTGATTCCAGGAAAGGAGATATGATACCGCCAAGAAGCTTAATGAGATAGTTTGTCTGGTCTTCCTTGTCCTTTCTCAATAATGTTGCAAGTGACCGTTTTGCCGAAAATACGTTACTGTCCGATGGGGCAGTAGAATCATTGGTCTTAATCACATATATGCTACTTCCTCCACCTCCAACATAAGTATGCCCTTTATACGTAATCGACTCCAGTTTCTCTTCCACATCATTAAGGCGAGAGTAGGGCATACTTTCCCCAATAGTATATACCGGAGAATCCCATGGAATGTCAAGGTTAAACTCCCATCCGAGAACACGGCTTTCACGGCCATTCTCAAAAAAGGCTTTATTGGCCAGGCTTATCTTTTGCCCGAACTCGAAAAAGCGTTTCAGTTTGTCTTTATTAACCCATTCTGACCGGAGAGTAGCGTAGTATGTGCCATCGTCCTTTTTTCGCTGGTCTGCTACTTTTTGCGCCTTCTCTTTCAGTTCTTTCTCCGCATCCGGAATCATCTGTGCAGAAACAAACTTTGGGTCAAAACCAGAGAGGATATACTTGTCATCATTTTCAGGGTATATGGTATCATCCGGCAAGGGACGTCCATAGTCTTCGCTGCGAACAATTTCCCAAAGCTGGCTTCCGTTGTTGTCCGGGTCAAAAATAACACCGAACTCCAAACCATTCATTTTGCCGGACTGAAAGATAATTGTCAGCTCTTGTCCCGGAAGTATGTAGTCCTTGGAGAAATTCAGGCCAGTATCACGATAGCGATAGTAAGTCACGGTTTCCTGACCTCCGTCTTCATTTGTAACGGTTTCCGTCCTCGTAGATACACTTGACATCGTACTTTCAAGTCGGGGATATACCTCGTCAAATACCACGATGTCTTCAATTGCTTCTTCCTGGCTCATGTCAGGATACACATCTATATATGGCGTACCAGCGGGAAGCATAAGCCGTCTTTGCACAACTCCGTTTACTACCGTCTGCTCTTCAATGGGACGGTAGTTCTCAGGTATGTTTCTTGTAGATCCGAATGCATAAATGCGGGTGGCATAAGTGCCTTTGCTCTCACTGCGAGTCATGGCAGACGCTTCAACCCCTAACTCGATTTTGACGGCATCACCGAATTCGTTTCGCCCAAAATGAATTACGTTGTCCGTTATCCAGCAATCACAGTTCCACTTATCCTCACCCGCCATTGAGAATAAGGCATCCAGCAGGTTCATATTGTCATACGTCATTGCAACTGCCTTATTCTCTACTGTTGAATCTATTTCAAATACGAATTCTTTTCCCTTATAGGTATATCCCAAAGCTTTCAGGTTACGTAAGAACACACCAAGCTGTACATCAAGGGCTGCGGTGAGAGACCATGACGCTTCATATCCAGCATGTTCAGGAGTGTATTTGAAAATTTTGTTTTTCCACTTCCAGTAGTAAGCATCCAGTTTCAGCTCATAATCATATCCCCCGGTAGAAGCATTGAAAGAAGGTTTCTGCAGGTCTGTTACCTCATATACTTTTGAAAGTAATCCGCCCAGTGAATCATCCAGAACCCCAGAAAGGTCTACATAGTCACCAAGTTTAAAATATATAGGTTCAGGCACGGAGAATGGGAGAACGATGTAGTCCTCTTTCATCAGTGTAAACTTTCCCTTCGCCCCTTTGTTGATAGGGGTGGAGAACCTCGTCTTTCCGGATATGTCCTTAATTTCAATCATATCCCCAAAGTTCATAAATAGAAAATGGAAGCCCTAAAAATCCGGACTTCCATTTGAAACAATAAAGGAAATGTTTGTTATTCGCTCCTGTCCATAGGATTCGGCTCTTCAAATCGGCTTGAAACCTTACCGAAACAACGGTCTAAACTCAACCCGTAAGAGATGCTTTTCCCCAGGTAAACTAGCTTGTAGACTTCGCTCCCAAGAGCGGGAATTTTAATGTTTACGGAACCTTTTTCCAGTTCTGCCTGAAAGGCTTTCTTCTTTGTCCGGTAGTCACCTCCTGAGTCTCCTTCTATGGTGAACTGGAGAGTGATTTCACGCGATGCTACTTTTGCATTTTCGGTTATTATTCGCTTCCCGTGCTCCAGACGGCTCTCATCTTCGATGTAGTCTTTCATCTGGTTGAATCCGTCGATAGCATCGAGAAAACCGTCACCCATGCGGACACCCCATGTGCTCCAGGCATCCTTCCCGTTAATAAATAAATCTCCTGTCATAATCTTGCTGTATTACGTTTCACTTCGGCAATGTCGGCCTGTATCTGTTTGATAGGTTTGACAATTTCGCCTGTGTTCTCTCTGATTTGCTGTAACTCCAGATAGGAATTGGCCAGGATGGTACGTGTCTCGTCGGCGATGTTGTACAGACCGGTTACTTGTGATGTCAAGGAACCGATGGAGCCTCGCAGTTCCGTGATGGCTACTGTCTGTTGCTGCTCTGCTGTCTCTATCCTAAGATTGGACTCATACACGGCAGTGAACCGCCCGCTCAGTTCCCCGGCATCCTCGTGCGTCATTTCCGTACCGAATCCGCGGCTGGAGGCCGACTGCTGGGAACTGCTGCCAGCCTTGTCGTATCCGGTAGCTGCGGCAAGTTCATCCCGTAGTTTCAATGCTTCATTCACGTACCCCATATATTCGTTTTGGAGTGAATTACGTTCACTCTCACTCAGATTTCCGTCCTTCATACTTTCACCGAATCTGTTCCACCAGTCTTCAAGCTTCTGGCTGTACATGTTACCGATTTTATCTGAAAGCATAGCACGCATAAAGTATTCGGATAGGTTATCCGCAAAATCTTCCGCCGAGGCATCCATATCCATGAGAGTATCTATGAAACTATCATACATGGAATCAAAACTTATTCCGGTAAGCTGTTCGAAAAGCCCTTCTTTCAGTTCTTCGAGGTTTCCGGCCAGATCTGCATATTCACCTAGTGCATCAACGACACCATTCCCATAGCCTCCTTTCCCTGAATCGGCCATTTTCTGCCACAAGTCCACATTCTGACGTAATAAATCCATCTGCTCCGGAGACATCTGCCACAAGGAATCTGTACCTGTAAACTCTGCCATGACATTTTCCCGAATCCATTGTATGTCACTTTCCGACCAACCCATGTAATAGGCCCAGCTATGATGCTTACTGTGATAGCTGGCATTGGCCTGCGCTTTTGCAAGAACATTCTTGTTGTATTCCTCCTGATACTTGATGGCCTTATTGTACTCTGCTACGGATTTCTCGCTTCCCTTGCTGGACTTCATTTCTTCCGTAAGGGATTCGATGGCAGACTGCAACTTTTCGTTTCTGTCTGTGAGTCTGTTGATAGTATCCTGCACCTCTTTTTCGTTTCCTCCAATACCGAAGAGTTTGCTGAATCCGCCAAATGTCAGGGTATCCCATATTCCACCGACAGACTTGAAGACACCGCTGAATATGTTGCCTACGAAACCATCAAGCCCCTGCGTTCCGATGGCATCTAAAAGAGAAAATGCGGCTCCAATGATTCCACCAATCTTACTTCCTGCTTCTGTAAAAACATCAACAACATCACTGGCCAGATTCCCGATTTCTGAAAGAGACATCTCTGAGTTGGAGCCAATCTGAGTAATGACATTCGACAATGTAACAAGGTTGCTTGTCGTTTTATCTGTTGACTTTTGTACATTGACCTGAGCGTTCTGCTGTCTTTTCTGGGCATCATTCAGTTTCTTCGTGGCCGCTTCTTTCTGTTCATCTGTTCCGCTTCTCATGGCTTCGTTGTATTCCTCCTGAGCTTGTGACAGCTCTTCCTGTGCCTTGGCCAATTCGCTTAACTGTTCGGGTAGGTCGGCCAGCAATCCTCCTTTATCGATAAGAGTTGACTGGATGTTGCTCAACGCCTCGTCAACGACCTTCTTCTGGTCAACGGCCATGTTCTTGTATTCATCTGAGTTCTTGAACTCCCTAAGCTGCTGCTTTACCTTGTTCAAGGATTCTTTGGATACCTTGTCCAAGTCACCGAAGATAAGTTCCCAATTGATTCCCTGTTTCAGCTTCCCAAGATCAAGAGAGGAGAGGGCTTCTTCCATTTCTTTCTGGATGATGTTTTTGTCTCCCTTGGTAGTGGCTTCTGATATTTTACGGTTGTACTCATCGGTGATAGCCTGCCTTTTTTGCATGAACGTACCGTAGCTTTTCAGGTAACGTTCGTTGGCCTCGATTGCAGCTTGATTTTCAGTTTCTGTAATTTCGGCCAGACCTTTTTCACGTGACGTCATGGCATTAGACGCACGACTTCCTAATACTTCCCGCTGTTCAGACGTAAGTTTTCCTTCTTGTGCATCTTCCCATTTTTTGCGCTGTTTCCTAATTTCGTCGATTTCTCGCTGGTAATCCAGTTCAATCTGTCTGCGCTTCTTTTCAGAACCTTCTTCCATCAAGTTGATTTCTTCCTGCTGATTGGTCCTGCGAAGCTGAAGGAGTTCTTCTGCAAGCTGTTGCTGCTCCTTCTTTTGTCGCTCGGTTTCCTTTTGGGCGTCTTTTATAGGTTTATCGGAGGTAACACCACCAAGATTCTTGTACGCCTTTTCGGTGGTTTCCACCCGTTTCTTGGCTTTCTCGTATTGTTCGGAAGTGAATTTATCCTTTTCAGCTTCAATCTTTTCCAATTCTTTCTTTGCTTCCTCCCAGTCCTTGCGCGCTTGCTCATAATCCTCTGCATAGGTTTTCGGAGCTTCCTCTTTAACGGAAAGTTCTCTGTTTACATCTGTCAGTACCTCTTTGACCCATTTGGCACGTTCCTTCTGTAGTGATTCAAGCTGTTCACGATATTTCTTTACACTTCCCCAATCTGAATTGGCCTTTGCTGTATTAAGGTTGTTTTGCGTAACTGCTATTTGGGCGTCAATGTTTTCAACCATCCTTTGTTTGGATTCTCGGCTTGATACGGATGCTTGGTCGTTGTATTCCTTCCATAACTCTATCAGGTCGGTTATATGCCCTTTTTCGTCAACATATTTTTTGAAAATGTCAGGATATTCACTTTTCAGCTTATTTAAAGCATCCGCTCTCGCTACGGTTGCAGTAGTTTCGTCATTGATGGTGCTTATAAGGCTTTCAAGGCTCTTTTTGCGTTCTTCTTCCTTATTTTTCATTTCGGACGATTTTTGGCAGAACTTTTCCTGAGCCTTTTCAGCCGCTGTAGTACTGTCAGACAATGCCCACATGGTTGCCACCAGTCCGGTAATCACCGTAGCTACTGCCACATACGGATTGGTCAGCATGGCTGCGTTAAGCAATAATTGAGCCTTCCGGGCAATAATCCTCGCATTTGTCAAAGCTACTTCTGCGATGGTGTGTTTGCTTGTGGCAATAGTGGCCAACATGACAGCCGTTCGATATGCTCCGTAAGTAGCCACAAGACCTACCAACACTTTCCCTACCGTTTCATAGTTTTGTATTAGCGTGGTGGTAAGCTGTATTCCTTCCATGATTACACCCTCAGATGCTTGTCCCATCTCGTTGAAAGCATTATCCAAGGCATCCTGCATCATGGATAGCTGTCCATTGATGGTCTTGGATGCGTTTTCAGACATCTGATAGAACTTGCCTCCTGCGCTGGTGGCATCAATGAATGCCTGCTGCACCATCTCTGCGGAAACGGCTCCTTTTGACATTTCGTCTTTCAGTGTTGAGATGGATTTTCCTGTCTTTTCGGAGATGATTTGCAGGGGGTTGAATCCGGCATTTATCATCTGGTTAAGGTCGCTTCCCATGAGCTTGCCTGCGGCAGACATTTGGGAGAATGCCAATGTAAGCGATTTGAATTTAACACTGTCTCCCATTGATATATCGCTCAACGCCTGAAGGTATCGTACCGTGTCTTCCGCCTGGATGTTGAAGCCGAGCATCATCTTTTCGGCATCGACCATATCTGTAAGAGTGAGCGGAGAAATCTTGGCCATTTCTTTCAGTTGAGCCATCAGTCCGGAGGCTACATCTTTCCCCACCATAGTTTCAATAGCCGTCTGCATGGACTGGAACTCTCCACGGACACGGACAATCTGTGAAGCCAATGATTTCAATGCCGTAGCTCCTCCGATTATACCAAGCATCTTTCCCCACGACATGGAAAGCCCGTTGTTGATTTCTACCGTATCGCCTGCCTCTTTCTTATAGAGAGAATACTCATCCCTGAGTTTTTTCACCGAAAGCCGAGCTTCAGCTTGTTGCTGCGTTAATCCAAACAATGCCGCTTTCTCTTCATCGAGTGCCTTGCGGGCAGCGTTGTATTCTGCCAGCTTGCCGGATGCTCCTATAGGATTATTCTTCAAAGCCGTGCGATAAGCGTCCCCAAGACGTTTCACATCAAACTCTATGTCCTTGATGACAGCCCGTTGGGCAATAATCTTTTCGGATAATCCGTTCACCGTCTGTGAGGCATCATATATTTTCTTCTTGAAGCCATTCTCAATCTCAGCACCGGCCTTGGCTGCTTCGGCTACCAGCCCCATCATCTGTTGTTTAGTAGACGCAAGTTGCGTTTCAAGTGTTTTTGTTGCCGCTGGAGCACTCCTTGAGTCCATCTTTTTCAGTTGGGCTTCCAACTTCTCGCACTCTTGGCGGAGTTTTACAACTTGTTCCCAGTCACTCGATACCTTGAAATATAGTGTTGCCATATTTTACTTATTCATCAAATTTCCTGTTCTTGAAAAACTCTGCGTCCGTCACTTCCTGCATGACATCCCCGTAAGCGGCACGCAGTTTATCTTTTTGCATGATTACCAGATTGCGATACGGAATTACCTCCACTACTTCCATGTACGTCAGATGTAAATTCTCCATGAACGACGCAATCTGGCCCAACAGGCAATCATTTCCTATTGCCGTTGCTTTGCTGTCAGACCTGCTACGTTCTTCGCTAAAACTGACAGCCTCAAAAAATTTTTAGTAGACAGTAAGGAGTAAGCTGATTCAAGGCCGTCTATAACTTCGTCCAGTGTCCCGTTTGACAGCTCTTCAAACAGACTGTCATTACCTTGAATAAACCATGAAAGGGCGTGCGCCAATGGCTCTACATTGTTGATGGAGACAAGCAATTCCTTTATATTCTTTCCATCTTTCACGTCAGACAGCCAATAAGCCGCTCCGGCTATCTTCTTGATGGTAGGAGGTGTAACTATGTACGATTTACCATTCACAATTACCACCTTGAAATCCATGCCAAGAATGGCACTGCTTACTATTTTTGCTGCGTTCTGTTCCATATCCTAAATCAAAAAGGCGGTGAGCAATCCACCCACCGCCAATCCTAAAAACAATCTAACTTTGTTCAATCATCCTCCTGCTGAATCCACTTTCGCTCCATCAAACAGGTAGTCGGATGCTACCCCAGAATTCGGGTTATCCATAGCTACGGCGGTAACTCCTAAGCCGATGTTCTTCTCCTGCTGGTCTCCCTTGCCGATAACGGCGGCGTTGGAGAACACGATGTAGTTCCCTGTCTTGGTCTGTCCAACGATACCCATGTTCATGATGCCCGGAGTATCAGAAGCCGACCAACCTTCGTCTGTGCCAACCTTAGCACCTCCACGCAGGGCAACCAAGTCTTCCAACTCATATTCACCCATTGTGAAAGTGATTGTTTTTGCACCCTTGGCAGTTACGTCACGGTAATAGATACCGCCTGTCAACTCGTTGATGTAGTCTGTATAGGTGGGGTCATCTTCCGTATAGCCCCATGTATCCTGATGCGAGTTCTTGACCGAGGTAGCAGTACCCAACCACGTTTTCAGTGTGGAGGCAGTCACGGCGGCAGCGAAAACGTCGCCGTACCATATTTTCTTGATTCCGATAAAAGGTTTCAGTGCCATATCATTTTACATTTAATACTTGAAACAATAATCTTACATTCACATAGTGACACTTCAAAGCTGTGTCCGCTTCCGTCCCGATTTGGTCGATTTGATAGAGATAACTGCAACCTTCGTATTCTCCGGTTATGCCGTCAAACAGCTCCAAAGCCTTATGTTCCAACTCTTGCATACGGATGCAGTTTGCCCTGTTCTGTATGCGTGGAACTTGGATATTGACCTCATTGAAGTTCTTTATCCAGTAGGTGCCAGGTTGCTGTCGTTTGACATAAACAACAATCCTTTCAGTCTGTAGTCCTTTCTTTGAATCAACAGCAGGAATTTCATCACTATTACCTTCATCCCCCTCAAAGGCTACATAGACTTCATCTATATCGAAAGCCTTGCAATCCCGGTGCAGAATGTTCCTTATGTCTTGCGGTGTTATCATTCTATTTCTTCTTTCAATCGTTTCTCCGCGAACAAAGCCGCGCCACTTAATACTTCATAACCCTTGCTTTCCACATTCGAGGCATAGTTATAACCTTCAGGACTTTTAGCGTCATTCTTCAGTTCCAAACCTTCGTCTGATACAGAGTATTTGTTTGACTTTCGGAGCGTTCCGGTGCGGTTCTGGTAGCTGCCATGCTGCACGGCATACTCAACAGCTTCCTTGCCGACCTTTTCCTCCACTTCCTTGACTTCGTTTTCACCTTGCTCAAAAAATGAAGCCACGTCCGAAAAGTCAAAATCTACTCTACCCATATATCACAGCGTCCCTTCAGTTCCTCCGAATAACACTCGGCATTTTTGATTACCTTGCCTTCCCCAACAACTTCTTCCGTCACCTTGTCAATGCACCTGACCATCGTATCCAATGCTATCTTTTCGCCCTCATATACCACGTGATAAGCGTAAACCCACAGCTTTCCGTTTACCGACACCTCCTTTTGTTGGGAGTTGTCGTGGCAGAAACATTCAGTGAGGTTGTCCCACCGTTCACCGCCCGTGCCGGGTATCGGTCGCCCGTACTCGTCATCATCCGGCGGTGTAACTGTTCTTACTTGCAATATGTGAGGTGCTTCGTCTAACATATAAAATTGACTTTAGGTTTGTCGGCGTTCAGTTCATCGTCCAGCCCGTATTTCTTGCACAGGAAAGCGTAATACTCCTTGATGCCCGAAATGTCCCATGACTGCGATTTGCTGTGCCCGTTCTCACTGACAGATTTAGAATTAGCCCGGAGCAATAGAGCGGGGATGAATCCAGCCATAGCCACCGACACAAGGCCGATGTTTGACGGGCCCATCTCATCCTCTCCGCTTATCCCTGAAGACAGACTTATCTCCAAAAGGTCTGCCTCCGACAAGTTAATGCCGAAGGTCTGGAACTTCTGTGATATGTAATCTTTTACTGTCATGCCAACATAGTATCAAGGTCAAAGATGGTAATCTTGTTCGGCGCAGTGTATTCAGGAATCCACTCTGCTCCGTATTCCATGAAACGGCCTTCGTCAGTTCTGATGTTCGAGATGAACATACCTCCTTCCGAGGTCGTATATGTCTTACCGGGAACAGGATCTGTAATCTCGTAAGGGGTATGCCAGCGCATCTTTCCCTGCTTAGGAGTGGTGAACAACGAAATGCGGTTGTCCTTGAACACCTGGTGATAAGTTCCATCAGACAATTCCACCATATCCTCGTTAATAACGATAGAAGGCAAGCCGATACCTTGGAAGATGGTAGAAGCCATTTCGCTGGTCATAAGGCCGGAAGCAAGCTGTACCTCTCTTTGATTGAGCGTCTGCTTGTAGAAGTCACCGAAATCCTTTGAGCCTACAATAGCGTTGATGAATGTCTTTCGCGACATTTCCATCGATACAAACATACCATACTTCGTGCGGAGTTCAACTACTTTGTCCATAAGGTACTTGATGAAGTGGTCTTTGTCTCCAGTTTGAGGAGTGATACGATTAACCGGCAATTCCATATCAAGCATTGCTATACCCTGCGGATTGTCGTCAACCTTAACTTCAGCCTTTCCGTCAGAACGCAAAGCACCATCTACAATGTCCATACGTTTATGGGGAGCAAGAAGCACTTGACGATAGTCATCAACTATATAGTTGATAATGTCGTTGATAGCGGCCTGTTGGTCTGCCGGGCGTGCACTGTTAAACTTGTTGATAAGTTCCTGCAACATATCCAGCCGTTCGTTATCCATCTGGTAACGGTCACCCATGTAGGCCACCTCACCATATCCGCTTCCGAGAGACTTGCGCTCACGCAGCGGCTTACCGGAGTTACGGTCGATAACCGAACCGGCTGTGACACCAGTCACCGTACCCAGATAAGTCTTGAACACTCGGCTTCTCGTTTCCTCGAAATCCAAATGTTTTTTCCAGTAAATCGTATCCAGGCGGAGAGCAATCACACGGTCGATTACCGCCTTAACGATGTTCGGGTCATTCAATAATGTCTGAACAGTCAAATACATATTACCCTCCTTTCTTTAATAAGTGAACATAAATCTGTCACCCAAACTTTCCTTGTCCTTGTCTGATACAGGAACAAGCAATTTGGATGTTCTAATCTCGTAAGCACGTCCGATAGCTGTTACAGTTGCACCTGCTTCTACTTTCGTCCATGCGTAGTTCAAAGCGTTGGCTGATGCTTTTACTTCTGTTCCCTCCTGAGCAGATGCCTCGAATAGGACAGTGCCTGCGTTTACCGTAACACTCGTACCGAATGCAGCACCCAATGTAAGCGTATCGTACTCTGCGTTCGATTTGTCTATTTTCGTTACTTTAGCTCCGTTTGTACCGTCTCCGATAAACATATTGACATAAGCCAAAGAGCCTTTCTTGATTTTCATGGAAGTGCCAGTTGTGTATTTTTCATACACTTCCACGTTCACAACCGCTTTAGCCGTGCGAGTCTTGAAATCAATGACTAGCGGTGTCATAGGCGGTATTTTGTCAATACCTGTCAAGTTTGTTGTATCCAAATTAAAACCTCCGGAAAGACGATACACTGTTTCAAAGCGGCAAAGCTCAGGCATTGTCTTTTCAATAGGTTTCAAATCATACTTAAATCCTGCTGGCATAATCTTTTCACCTTTTGTTTTTAATTCTGTTTGTTAATCTCTTCAGTCCCCTTGTTGATTAAGGAAACAATCTCGTTTGACTCCTTCTCCTGCTTCTGTTCGGCAGTTTCAGGAGCTTTGGAGAACTGAAAACCGTTGTTAGACATATCCTGCTTCATATCCTTGAAATAAGTATCCAAGTCCGTGTTTTCAGGAATGTTGCGGTCTTTCAGCATAAATTCGGGAATACCATACTTCTTCGCCACTGCTGAAATCTGAGAATTGCGCTGCGCCTGCGCTTCATTTTCCTCCATTTTGGCCAGCTTGTCAGCAAATGGCTTGATTCCAGCGGCGATACCGTCGGCAATCATCTTTGCGATGTCCGTTTCCTGTGGCTTTGGAGGGTCGTTGGGTTTCGGTGGTTCTGGTTTCGGATTCTCGATTGGTTTCCCGTCTTTCAGTCCATGCTTCTTCTCGTAGTTTGAAACAGCGGAAGTCTGCGCTTGTCCTGCACGGAAATCACCATAGTTTTGCATCACGTCCTGGAAAGAGATACCCTCAACGATGGAGTTTACCTTCGTCTCGTCCGTTACACCCTCAGCCTTTTTCGTAGCAATTCGGGTAAGTGTGGCAGTATCCACCCCAGCAAATTTTTGTTGCAGTCCTGCCAAGATTTGTTCAAAGATTGTCATACCGTATGAGTTTGATTAATAATTTCATACGGTAAATTTACTTATAGAGAAAGGGAATGGGAAATTTTAAGGCTAACGATACGAAACAATTAAGAGAATGTTCGTTTTTAGGTAAAAAGAAAGCGTGACTACAGGAGTAATCACGCTGAGATAAATAACTATTTAATGTAACTATCAACAGATAATTCTACACTTGTTAAATCAAAAAATATATTTTGTAGTTGATGTAAATATTTAATTTCAAAATTCAAATATGAAAGTCTCAATATTATACTTTGGCTTAAATGCTCAATAGTAATCTTGTCATATATATTTGAATTTCCATCTAAAAAAATTAAATTATTACTGTCTGATATAATATCTTGATATAATTTTTCGTCTAAGGCTATAGGATTTACTATACTAGAAATATAATCATTAACATTAGTGATTTTATAATTTTCACCATCTTTTATAACCCAATTTCCAACTCTTAATTCTTTGATTTCTATCATAATCACAACAAATTTATAGCAGACAGTTCTTCTGTCAGAGCATTAATACCTTTCTGAATCTTCTCCAACTGCTGTTTACGTGGTTTGTGTACTCCAGCCGCATAATGCCACAACTGGCGTTCATTGATTCCGGTTATCCGGCTCAATGCAGCTTTGGTAAAAATACTGCTGTAATAATTGATAAAGGTGGCCGCGTCTATTTTGAACTTCAAGGTGAACTCTCCCTGCAAAACTTCCACCGGAGCGATGTTCATCTCCTTGCATGACTCCAGGTAAAGTTCAACAGCTTCCTTCATGTTCTTCTCGATTTCCTTTACGTCGTTACCGACAGTAATCACCGGAGCACCTTCAATATAGGCACTAAGATTATTACCAGCATGTTCTACAATCACTTCTACGGTTTTCATACTGACCTCCTTTTTATCGTTAAACAAAAGAGGCGGGGGCTATTTTAGCCCCGCTTGCCTCAGAATGTTGTAATAAGTGCCTTTCTCAACGCCTTTCTTGCCGTGGTCGGGGACAATCACTACATGGCTACCATCAGTGTAAACCATGTGACTGCCTTTCTGCCTCACGAACCAAAAGCCATTTTCAGTAAGCAGCGTTACAACGTCTTTAACTGATTTGTAGCTCATAGCGTTTAAGACTTAATTACGATGCAAATATAGTAAAATAACGAATAATTACAAAAAAGTATTCATGTTTTTACTATGATAAAGAAAATAGCGATACCTCGAAAGATACCGCTATTCAAATAGTCAATATTTTAGATTTATATCATTCTGTTTTGTATTATCCCCGTAAATATTCTGACTGAATTGTTCTATTCTTCAGATTTGCTACTGGAACTTTTGAGAGAGAAAAGCTGTTTCTGTTTCTCAATGTCGTTCTTCTGCTTCTCAGCCTGCTCTTCCTTGATGGCTTCAATCTCATCCAGAACTGCATCCACGTTCCCCACAAAGGTAATAGCCCGTTGCTGCGACCAGATTTCACCGTCCTTAGCCTTGATAGCAGTGTCTATCTTGTCTTTGATGTCCTCCAACTTATATGGCTGCATCTGCACATCCACGTCAATAGTCTCGGAGGCTTCTTCAAGGGTGGAATTCACGGAACCCAAAGCTGATATGAGGAAATTTACACGTCGTTGCATGAACTCACCGACAGTTTCGTTCAGGTTCTCCACATTCAGGTGGGTGGACATGAACACATAGTCGAAAGTCACACCGGAAACGGCGTTTCCTGTACCCTTCAGTGAGTCAAAAGAGATTCTGGGCGTATTGGTCAGTCCGTATATCTGACTTAACAGCGTCTCCACCTCAAATTTTACCGTATCGGGCACCTGAGACCAGGTAAGATACTGGGCATTTGCTCCCTGGCCGGTCAGCTCGACTACACGATTCTTGAACTCACCTGAGAAATTCTCCACGTTACCAAAAAGCATGAGGATAGGGAAGAAGTGGTAGTCGATACAGTCTGCATAGTTTGAAAGAAGTTTCTCCAGTCTTACACGGAGACTCTTTATCTTTTCACAGTACGCTTCCGGACGGTACATATAAATCACCGGCATCTTCTTGAATCCATGAGCAAATGAGCCTTTGTCTGTCCAGTTACTTGTCAGTTCCCACTGATAAACCATATCCTTGGTAATGGTCATGAAACAGGTAATCTCTACATCGTTCAGGTCTTTTTTCTTGTACTCACGGGATAGGGCCACCAAATCTCCCTGGTCATTGAAGAAAGGGTAGAGCTTGTCGCCACGGAACGGGGACCAGATAGCACTCTTCAGACGGTACTCAGGCTTAGATTTACCGAAAATTCCTGAAATCTTTCGTTTGAGTTTTTCCCAGAAGCCGTCATCCTTCACCACATACCAGTATTCGGCCACTTCCTGCTCGGCCAGCCATGCCCGGACTACCTTTTTGTTCTGGTATTTCAATTTGTTCTTCTTGAATACCTGCTTCAACGCAGAAAGAAGGCTTTCCTCCGACTGGTCCGGCTGGCAATCAAGAACCGGTTCCGTCCCCACGGTGAAGGCAGTCTGAATGTTCACGATGTCCTGTTCGATAGGAAGCGCAATCCTGTTTGGGTCAACTTCTTTCCTGACCGCCGGCTCAATATATTCTTTCCCTGTTGTCGGGTCTGTAATCCGTTTCTCAGGCTGGGTCGTGATTTTGATTTTCGGGTATTTCTCTTCATCTATCACTATCTCGTGCTTGTTCGGATTCCAGTCGTTGTAAAGAGCGTGAGCGTTTGGTTGCTCGGTCTTTCGTCCTTTCTTCAGATAGTAGATTTTTCTCTCTATTTCAGGTATAGCTAAAATTTCTTCTAAGGTTCTCATATTATTACATTTATTGTTCCAACTTTAAAAGGTAATCCATATTAGTCCAGCCGCCATTAGCCTTTATGCTAATTATTTTCTTTTCTAACAAGTTTTTGGGAATTGCATCGTTCAAAACTCCATAGCGGTATTCGTATTTTTCATAATCCAACCAACTCACGTTTGGACTATAAATTTCAAACTTACCCCATTCTCCTTTTCTTTCAATGAGAACTAAGTTTATGAACTCACCAACTGTATGAGGTCTATCCAGTCTTACATCGTAATAAGCTGAACAGTCTCCAGACTCTTCTGAGGTTTGTATAAAGCGTATCATATTCTAAAGTTTAATGTCCAAATATTCCTGAAACGTCTTTGGGTTTCATAATTCTACCGAGAAGTTCTCCCAGCACATAGTAACGAGCAGCATCAATACCGTGGTTATCGTGGTCTTCCGGCTCGTTGATGCAGTTTCCGTCCTTATCCTTTGCCCATACATAGTTTCTGAACTCCCTTTGCAGGTTATAAGAACGCTTGGTGATGAATATTTCCATTCCCTGCATCTTGTCAATACCGGCATTGACAGAACCTTGCCCTTTCTCTACCGCGTATATTTTAATCCCTCCGTTATGAATCTCCTGAATGAGTCGCGGGTCCGCACTGTCGGCAATCACTTTCAGATTCAAAGGCCGCAAGACTTTTATGATGTCTCCCGAAAGAAGTCCGGTTCTATAATCCAATTCATCCAGATACAGTGCATTGTCTATGATTCCACATCGGATAGCTGCTGTAGGGTCATTGGTGTAACCGAAATCCAGCCCGATAGCCACCTTCTTGCACCACATGGGGAACTCATCGACGATGCCCCATTTCTTGAATACGGCACCTTCGGCCACGTCTGCCCATCGGCCGATAACCACATGGGCGTACTTCTCCGGATTCTTCTCCTTCATTTCCTTGACTTCATTCAGAAACTCAGGAGAAAGATTCTCGATATTGTCGAAGTAAGTCGTATGAATGTGGAGAACATTGGGATGAGTTGAGATTTGAACCGGTACGCCGTCAATCTCCACCAGCCGATGGGTATTCTCGATATATTTCTTGTAGATGAAGTGATTGGAGTCACAGGGATTCATAATAATGATAATCCGGTTCTGGATTCCCTTTTTACGGATGGAGAGCATAATCTTGTCGAACTCTTCCTCACTGGTCCATTCCTCTGCTTCATCACAGACAAAGGTGGTGATACCCTGAATAGATTTTAGTTTAGCGGTCTGATTCCCGGAAGAAGTCTTGATACCACGGAACATGATACGACTGCCGGTCATCCGGTTTACAATATCGGTTTTGGTGGTCTTGAAATACTTCGTTGTTCCATCCAAATCTATCTTTTCCATCATCTCTGGAATGATAGACATCCCGGCAGATACCATCGTGTAACGGGTATAAAGAATCTGGTGGACTATCTTCTCTGTGGGAGTCATCTCGAACGTCAGCCGCTCTATGAAGGTAGAAGCGTTGAAAGACTTCCCCGAGCCACGGCCACCGGTAATGAGAATGATAAACTTCTCGCTATCGGTATATAGCGGATGATATATCGTTTGGGGTACAATCATTTCAGTTTGTCTTTAATCCATGAGTCGATAGAAATTCCGTGGTTAATATCCTTTGGAATATCTGCGTCTTCGTCTTCTCGGTCTCCAAAACCTTCTTTTCTTCCTAATGTGGAAAGTAAATAGCGAATCATATACCCATCTGGACGTTCACGCCATCCGATAAAGTTCCCATTTTCATCTTTCTCAGGGATACCAAGCGCAAGTACACGTGCAGATACAAGGCATTCATCTACCAGAGAACCTCTTTCGTCGGTGATAGCATCTTTGAACTGGCTGTCTGCTCTGGCCCAATCATACACGGTTTTTCGGGTTACATTGAATACAGCAGCAACTTTAGAGAGATTTCCACCTGTTTTATGAAGGACCTCTCTGAATTTCGATATGTCTGGCTTCTTTCCCATGCGCGCGTATCTGTTTACTTTGGTTACTCTACACCAAATTCTATTCTATTCATAAATTCATTTCCATCAATGTACCGCTCATCAAATCCGTAACCAAACATCTCCATGAAATTTGCTCTTTCTGTTGGGCTATTAAAGGACAGCACTACATAACTCAGCATTCCGTTATCTTTCTCAAAGCTGTTTTGATTACTAATTCTGTCTTTTATCTTTTGTACTTCATTGTGACGTGCAATTTGATTTTCTTTTGAATCCTCATAAAAATTATTGGAACGGTTAATGCCTTTATTTTCTTCTCCTTCTTTGGTTATTTCATCTATACTGTATAGTGAATCGTTTAGAATATTGTCTTTACTCCAAATTTCATCATTTACAGCAAAATCAATATCACCGACACCTAACATATTTAGGTCAAAATCATTTAGCCCAGCATAATTATAATCAATGCCATCAAGTAGTTCTTTCAACATATCGGAATCAAACTCTCCTTGAACATTTCTGTTATTCATAAAGATATTTTGTTCTTTCTCGGTTTTTTCATCCATGTGAACTACTTCAACACGAATTAGATAGTCATTTTCTTTCGTGTCAGAGTTATACTTATTCACCTCATCCATAATCGAGATACGCTGATGCCCTGATACAAGATTACCTGTAACTTCATTCCAAACTACACCGCCCAATAATCCTATACGTTTTAAGTTCGCTTTCAAGTTCTTTCGAGCTTCTGGGGCAATTTTACGAGGATTATAATTGGCAAATTTTATGATACTTCGTTGTATCTCCCTACTTTCCGGTTGCGTTATTTTATTTCTTGTCATCATCCTTTACTACCTTGCGCGTTTTTTAATCCTACATAAAATCTTTTTGGTACTCCTTGTTTTACTTGTGCAGGAGAAATCGTGTCTGAGCCAAAGTATCTGAACATATTTGTTCTATATCTGCTTGTAACAGAATTGACTCTATCACGTACAGAATGCTGTCTGTTTGTGCCTAGCCCATATTGACGAGCTGCACGATACAGAATACGCATTCTTTGACTTTCTAATTCCGATAACGATTTTTTTCTGACTCAATACCTCTACTTTCTGTGTTTATATTCATAATCGAAAATTAGCTTTTCAGAGTATGGGAACTCTTCCAAAATACGTTTAAAATCATGTGGATATTTGTTTCGCATCATGAGCATTGTTTTTAAATCAATGGTAAAACCTTGACTTATAGCACCTGGATCATACACAAAAGGTTGTATTAATCCTCTTAGTCTAATATATTGAAGCACTTCCTTGTTCGTCCATAATGCAAGAGGATAGACCATACCTTTGTCTGTTATATAACTGGACTTCGCGAATTTCTTTAACCGCATCCGCTTCATGTATCCATCTACACCTTTCATCCCGCTGAATGCGTATGATATGCCTGTTTCTTCTCTCACAGCTTGTTCTATTTCTCCAATTTTTCTTGGCTTGATTGAAATGTTTGGTTCACGAAAGAATCCACAGGCATCATAATAATCACGTTGAAAATGCTTTATTTGGCGAATTTCTACGTTATTGTATTTTGTTTCTGCCCATTTGATATAAGGTTGGACATGGTCTAAGTTGGGAATAAGGTACATATAATAGCATATAACCTTATTAAACATACCAGCAAGCATGTCCAATAAGGCTATACTATCCTTACCACCAGCAGAATAATATAATACGGCAGTATCCGTCTTTTCACGGATACTGCGTATTATCTGCATTGTAAGAGCATACTTGTTCATAGCTAACCGTTTGAGCCATTTGCCCCACGCACACCAAAGGATACGCGTAAATCATACCGCCTTTGCTCTCTATTGCCTAATTGAGAAGTACCGGCTTCACCGCCTCTTCTCGCTACAAGTCTGCCACCGGCACCAGCACCGTTCATGTTGCGGCGTGGCCCGGCTGTGTTGTTAATTCTTCTTCTTGTTTCTCCGACTCAGCTACAAATTTTAAAATTAAATATTCTCTGTACTTATCACCTTGCCAAGATGATACCATACCTGACACACGAGATACGTTTTACCGTTTTCTTCAAATGTAAGGTCATTACCTTCTTCATCAGTAAAAATCACATATTCTTCGCCTCTCACTTCAACAGTCAAACGTGGTGCATCTTTTCTTCTACCATTAATTAGGTACAAAGCATCATAATGTATAGGTAGAACTTCTATTTCTTTATCATCATCAGGTATATCTGATTGTTTCTTGTAAACTTTATCGTCATGCTTGAAATACACATAACGAGTGACATTTGAAGGATATACATACCTGTGTTCTACATCTTGTTTGCCGTTTAGAATGTTTTGAAAGCATTCTTTGTTGATTTGCAATGTTAATACTTTCACAATCGTGCTAAAATTTAAAAGTTATTATTTAGTTGCGGGGGCGTGAATCGAACACGCGACCTCTACCAAGTCAAAGTAGCAAGCTACCACTGCTCTACCCCGCGATAGTATCTATAACAAAGATACCATAACTTATCCTGCTATTGAATTTTTACAGACTGGATGATGAAACATTTATCGGATTGTTTGTTATTTACTTCTCAATCGTTCTTCACTTGTATAACTCACTAACCTACCGGTATCAATGTGCTTCAATGTTACATACTTCTCGTTTTTGTCGATGGTAGCAAAATCGCACATGAAGCAATCTTCGCCAAACAGCTTATGAAGCTGGTGCATTAACGGGTGTTCGCTACTAATGAACAAAACTATATCTGCTGTCATATCATTTGCCGCTTAATTGATTAAACAATCTTTCTGCTGCCTCATAGCTTTCTGTTGGCAGAGCAAAGCAATCACCCTTATCTGTATAGAATCCAAGTTTTTCGTTATAGTCCATCTTCTCAACAATGATGCTCAAAGAACGCAATATCGCATTAGCTTCATCTTCTGTCAGGTTGCACAGAGAGAAACGCTTTGTCTTATGGTTATAATTTACTTTCATAATCGTGTGAATAATGCAGGGCTTTCGCCCTGCTGGTTAAACTTAAAACTTCTCTATCTTTAGATTTTCATTAATTATAAACTGGCGACCACACTCACAGATTATGTAGGTGTCGGTAATGCGTATTATCTTTCGTACTACATCATCATGTGTTATGTAACTACCGTTTTTCAAATCACCTGAAATTCTATATCTAACGCCTATTATTACATCTTCTATTTTCATAATAATCAATATTGTGCAGCCCCGAAGGGCTGCTGGTTAAACTTATCTTTTATCTATCACTAAATAATGGTCAGCTAAACATTTCACCCATTGTATTCTGTACTTTTTTGAAGCACATCTAAATTCAATATCTCTTATCGCAGAAAGAATGTCCGATACACTTTCATTATAATACTTTGCAAGTATTGTCAGTACATGATAACTTTCTTGTGGTGTGAAATGCAATGAATTTCTGTATCTTTTAGCGGTTTCATAAACCCTTTTAGAGAATGATTCTATTGTTTCAAACTCTTCTTTTCTTCTGTTGAATAAATCTGTTGCTTTCATAATCGTGTATCTTTAATTGTTATTTAAATTTCACGGAGCAAATATAAGTGTTATTTAAATTATCAACCAAACATAAATGGTTAATATATGCAAATAATTAAATTTACAGTTATATTATTTGCTCTTTATTTAAATAGCACATATCTTTGTCACATCAAAACGTGTTTAAATGAGAATTAAAGAATTACTGCGAGAAAAAGGAATTACCGCCAAAGAGCTTGCTTCTATTATCGGTATGACTGAAACAGGGTTAAGTATCGCTATGGGAGAAAACGGAAACCCACCGTTAAAAAGATTAGAACAAATCGCCACCGCTTTAGGTGTGCCAGTAACAGAACTCTTTGACAAGCCCAAAGAGGGGGTAATACATTGCCCCCATTGCGGGAAAGAGATAAAGTTGAATCCGAATGTTTAATTTTAAATTTAGAATTATGAGAAAAATACTATTTATTTTATTGCCCACGTTTTTACTTGTGGGCTGTAAATCTCGCGAAGAAAAGGTAGCAGAACTTATAAAACAAGAAATGTTCAAAACCCTTTATGATTTTGAGAGTTATGAACCTGTTGAAACTAAAATAGATAGTGCATTTACATCTATATATACAGATTCAGTAATCAAATCTTATGCTTATATAGCACGCTCATTTCTCGATGACGTACAAGAAGGACTTGATAAAGTAAAAGATGCGCAAAGAACAGCAGAAATATGGAGAGATAGCTATTCATCTTATGGGAGGGGCAAGTATGAAGAAGCATACAATGAAATGAGAGAACATTTAGATGAAGTTAAATCAAAAATGAGTATTGTAAATGGTTATACAGATTCAATAAGAAATGCTTCTGTTGGTTTTAAACCTGAATTTTGCGGATGGAGGGTTAAACATAGATTTAGATGTAAAACCAAAGGTGGTAATTTTGATTTAGGCGATTATATTTATATTGTTGATAAAAGAGTAACTAAAATTATATATAAAGAAGACCCTGATGATGAATATACTAAAAAAGTAAATGGGTTAATTGAAGAAGCTGTTAGTTCAAAAAATGAACAGGAAGAAACTGATAGTGTTAGTGGTGCAACATCAAATATTTAAACACGATTATTCCAGCCCCGTTCCTTATGGTTCGTGGCTTTATCCTCTAAGAATCAAAATAGAGAAAGGAGAATAACCATGACAACAAACGAAATAGACAAATTAAGCCTTGAAAAAGCCCATGCCTTATTTGAAACAGGTGATATAGATAAAATTGGAGTAGGAACGGTGAAAGGATTGTGCGAGATTCACCGCTACTTGTTCGATGGCTTGTATGACTTTGCCGGAAAGGTACGTACATTGAACATCGCCAAAGGAAACTTCCGTTTTGCCAACTGCTTGTATCTTGATGCAATTCTCCCGGTTATAGAGAAGATGCCGGAAACGACATTTGATGAAATCATTGCCAAATATGTGGAAATGAATATCGCCCATCCATTTATGGAAGGCAACGGGCGAGCCACCCGTATTTGGCTGGATATGATATTGAAAAAACGTCTGAAAAAAGTAATAGACTGGCGCAATGTGGATAAAAACCTGTATCTACAAGCTATGGAACGCAGCCCTATAAATGATTTGGAACTCCGGGTATTGTTGCAACAGGCATTAACAGACCAAGTAGATGACCGTGAAGTAATATTTAAGGGGATTACTCAATCTTACTATTATGAGGGATATGAAGCATAAAACTAAAGCCGGAAGCATAACGCTCCGGCTTTTCTACTTTTGTAATATTTTATCCAGCATTAGCAAAGACCTTTGGATAGTTCCTTTTCTGGTATTGAATTCTCAGATACCCAATAAGGCTTTCATAGTCGGTCAAGAAACCTTCATTGACCAAATCAGCAATCTTCTTTTCAAGCTGCCACAATTCACGTTGTTTTTGTTCCTCACCATGCTTATTACGTAGCATCTTTTCATGACTGTTGAAGATAACCCAGTTCAAGGCTTCACCGACCTTCTGCATGGCTTTAGGCATAAAGTCTTTGGGAACGATTTTCATGATGGCAGAAGAGAGTTCCCTATAAGCGTCCCCAGCATCATTCCGGTAACGAATCATTTGGTCAGAAACGAATTTGATTACATCATATTTGAATGACGCATTTAGCCACATAGCCAAATCAATGAACAATACAGGATGAACCCAGGTTCCACCGCATTTACCACGTGAACTTAAATAGGGAGAATTTTGCCCATTTAGATTTTCTTTTTCAACGATGGTAGCGATTAATTCCTTGGTTGATTCATTTTCAAAGTATTTCTTCAATTCTTTGTTTGAGGAGTTTCGTTCGTTCCATAACTTTACAAGCCTGGTAGCATTGAAATAGCCGTCAACGGTGCGTTGAATAACTTCTAAATTCCCCATTTGCCTTACCATTTCTTGATTTGTTTTCATGTCTCAGTGAATCTTAGATTAAAAAATTACCCCACCAAAGGCAAGCTCCTCACTTCTTACCGATGGCAGGGTTTATACTTTTCAGCCGTGAGGATAGCTGTTATTATCTCTTTGAGACAAAGTTACCAACATGGTGATTTTTAGCCTAAGATTGCTTAAACCAAGAACAAACAATTGGTAAAATGTTTCATAAAAATACCCCGAGCCTTTCGGAACGGGGTTACTTGATTAGTCCTTTGTTTTTCAACCTTTCTATAATTTGGTTGTAAAGATACTCTATATCCTGTCGGAAATCCTTATACTGCTGATAGATAAAAGAAACATCGGCGATATTGTTCGATATTACACACGGGGAAACATCCGGGAACACACCGGAAATCTCTGCCCGGATGCCGTTCGGCAGCCGTCCGCCGGCAAGCACGCTGGGGGCGAACAAGAACAACACGATGAAGAGGAACTTCTTCCGCTGGGTAACACTTTCTGGATTGGGCGGACAATCTGCATCGGAAAGTATCTCTCTGAACCACTCATAAATCTCCGGGATGAGAGTAAAATCAGTCAGGATAGGGGAGGATAACTCCTGTTCACGTTCTGATAATCTTGATTTTTGTTCACGTATTGATTTCAACTCCACGATTGATGAAAATTCTTTTGTCATAGCACGATTTATTTAGTTGGAAATTCTTATATTTGCATCATTAATCGTGTGGGGGAGTTGGCTTCTAATCGTGTGGGCTGGCTCCCTTTTTTATTTTATGCCAAGTGATATGCATTCAGGATGGCGAAAGTGTAGATGATGACCGTAACCAGACTGTCCAGGAACACCGCCCATGCTCCCAGCTTTTGAGTCTGACTGAAACTCATGGCCAGGACAATGAGGAAACATACCCATTGACTTGAGAACAATCCTATACCCAAAAGCAAAAGCCCGATGGTATCCATGAAGAATGCAACATGAAGCCACGGATGCGCCATCAGATACCAGCTTTTTGCTGTCTTATCCAGCTTCTGAAAGACTTTTACATGTCGGTATAACTATCTCCATTTCCGTTAAATTCTATTTTTGCCATTGTTCAATCCTCCTTTTCTGAACTGTTCGGATTTTCCGAACGATTGGTTTCAATATGGTTTGCAATCTCATCCATGGCTTCATTCCATGGAATCTCACCTAAATATTTTAAGCAGGCATCCCAACCTTCCATGAACGAAAGCTCTCTCAAAAGTTTAGTGCTGGGCATTTTACTCCCTGATGCAAATATTTTTGCAAATTCTTCTTTTTTACTCATATTCAGTCCTCCAAATCATCGAAATACTGTCCATTTTCTTCTATGAAGTTATCCAGCGCTTCATCGCAATAACAGCCATCACAAGTCCCGTATGCTGGCTTTTCGATTTCTCCATTCGTCCACGGGCAAAACGGGCACAAATCTTCTCCTATGGACTTTTTCAACTCTTCTCTATTCATAGCTCAGTCCTCCAAAAAAGGTATCAAATCATCGAAGTATGCCCATTTATCAACCTTATCAAACTGTTCATACAAAATGGTGTTATCTCTCTTGTGGTAATATCCGCATCCATAGGAACCATCTTTAAGGATATACAGGCAGAACTTTCGTTCATGCGGTGTTTCTTTTGCATCGTGCCATGAAGCGTTTACTCTCCAATTTGCACCTTCAATGAAAGCCGGAATAGTGAGTTTATCAATACATTGCCTTACCTGTAAATCAGTCTCCTTTTTCCATTCATTGTCGCAATACCCTTCGGCTGCTTTTCTGACTTCAGCGTATTTCATAATCATTCCTCCTTATCAAGTTCTGAAATCGGTATATACTTAATTATTTTTCCTTGTGGCACAAGCAAATCATACAATGTGAATAACCTGTTACCTGCAACGGAACTTACCAATAAAATCATGTATCCACATGAAGAATAGCCACCTTCCAACTTGCATAAACAAAAAGTTCCTACAGGCGGTATTCCGTCCTTTTCTATTGTTCGCCATGTTATTTCCATGCTCAATCCTCCGTTGGTGTTAAATCTTTCATATAGGCCCATGTCATCACCGTATTCCATAATGCGTACGCACCGTAGTAACACAAATCATATTCACCATATATTGTGTTCACTAAAAGAAGTTTTCCCGGCTGAGGTTTTTCAGTGGAATTATGCCAGGCTGCATTTACTCTCCATTTAGCACCTTCCATGAAATCGACCATACATACTTGCTCTTTGCCTGCTCTCCATAGTGGACGACAAGCTTCTTTGGCATATTCTTCTGCCGCCTTTTTAATGTCTTCTTTCTTCATAGTTCTATTTCATATTGCTTGTTATCAATCTTAGGCATTCGGTCAAGTAAAGAGGATGGTACTTCGACACCATATCTGTTTTCGATTTTTATAGGAATCCAGTTGTAATAGACACCACTTTCTTCATGATATACAGGGATTCCATAATCAGCAAGAATACTACCATCAATGCCTTTGAATTTATCTTTCCATTTTTTGATAAAATCTTTTGAAACCTTTAGCCGTTTGTTTGGCTTGAAATAAGTATGTCCTCTTACCGTGTATGGGACTACATTTTGAGGACTTAACAAATCTGCAAACCTCCATGTATCTTCTGCCCACACACAAGTAATACCGAAATACCAATAGTAGCCAAAGTTTATAGGCTTAACTCCAGTAAATTCTTCAACCATTTTAAATACCTCTTTCTTCTCTGATTCTGCCTGCTCGTAGAAGTCTTGACATATTTTTTCAAGCTGTGTTCCTGGTTTTGCTGTTAGTTTCATTATATCTCCTTTCCACCTATCCCAGCAGCCACCACATGACTGCCAGGAACAGGTAATACAATTTCGTTTTCATTGATTATCTTTTTTATAATACTCAACAATCGTTTTATTTAACGCTTCGATAATATTGAATGTCAGTGTAGCTGGCATTTCGTTTGTAACCATATTCTTGATGTACACCTGACCATCCCTGTATTCAAGAATGGTGTCAAGTTCTACTATTTTAGGTTCTTCATTCATTCTTTTAATTGTCTTACAATTGTATCAATACACACATAAACAATCATAAAACGAATAATGGATTCGCTTCTGTCAGCGTTAATCAAATCTGCAATCAATGCCGTAACAATTTCACAGATAATTATGATTATTATTGCTTTTACGTAGTATTTCATCACTTTTCCTTCTTCATTTTCTTATCCATCCATTCAACAGCATCCTGTATGGATGAAACCTTCTTAAACTCACGTGTAACGCAGAACGTCATGTACTCACAGATAATTTCTCCCACATCATTAAAGTAAATGTTGTATGCTCCAGTGCTATTTGCTCCAGTACACGGTATCTCAAGTTCCAAAGCTTTCAATGCTTTTTCAGCATCACAAGTGAAGTAAGCATATATATCATGCGAAACCTCCTTGCATCCGGTCAATTTTACAATGTTTGCCATATCACTTTTTTTGTTTTTAAATGTTTTCTGTATTTCACTGGTATAAATCGTTTGAGTTCCGGAAGCGAAGTAGAAACAATGTGCATCCATGCGTTCCACCTTTGTCCGTCATGGTCTCTGGATGGAATTGAACAATTCTGCCCTTGACAAGTTCCGCTTTTATTCTCAGCCTTACATTTCACACAGCATCCTGCGCACTCAGAGGATAAATGACAAAGGATGCAAGCCTGTTCTTTACTAATTCCATAATCCAAGTTTAAGGACAGTTGAGTTTCTTTCATTGATTATTTCTCCTTCTTTCAACTAATAATTCTAACCGTTTCTCACACTCAGCACACTCGGTTTTCTTCTGCTCCAGTTTCTCCCTAAACTTAACCAGCTCCTCGTCCGTATTCTCGTCAAAGAACAGATTGTTCTGACGGTTGTGCTCGATGTACTCATTCATCTTGCGTTCTGCTTTTGTTATCTGGGCTTTTGCAGAAATCAGTTTACTAAGGCAACCGTTAACATCCATAGATTCTCCAGAACGCTTGTCATAGAAGTACAGGCTTGTAGATACAATCTGTTTGGGGTATTGGCACTGTAATTTAGCCATCCTCCATCTGATTACCCATTGGTACCGGAAATACATCTCACGGGGAAGATTGTAGTGATATAAGCTTACTTGTTTTTCTGCATATCCGTAGTAAATAGTTACTTCAACCCATTGCTCAATCTTCAGTTCCCTTTCAGCTTTGTCCAAATCCTTTGCATACTGGAACCAATAGCTCACGCTTTCTTGCTTTCCCATAATATTTTTTCTTTTTCCACTTTACCTATACTTTACGTAAAGTCATTCAAAGTTTAAGGATAGTTGGTTATTCGGTTCTTTATACCCAGGATTTGCAAACATGAAAGACTTTCTCAGTGCTTCGGAAATCCTTTCACGCATAGCCTTGGACACATGGTTTTTGTCAGCTTCGCTGTTGATAAACAAGCATCTTTCAAGACTGCCATTGATAGGCTTCTCATCAAGAAACAAGCTGTACTCCGTGAATATACGGTTCTGACGTTTCCCATCAGCCATTTCTTCATCCGTCTGGTACCTTTCAATCACGGTGTCTTGAATCGTTCTCAGACATCTTTGCCCACGGTCACTTCTGCATCCAAGCATTTCGTTTTCAAACATGACCGACAAAGCACGCTTCTTTCGAACATTTCCAATTCTAGCCCATCCATAATAAACTTTCAGCTTTCCCATATCACGCAACCTTTCGTTTTCTGATTATCTCCTTACAGATGGCCTCACAAAGCACGCGGGCCATGTTCACCTCAACGGCATTACCGATAAACTTCTTCTGGTCTGACTGTGTACCGACAAGAATATAGTTTTCAGGGAAACCCATAATCTTTTTCAGCTCGTCTATGCGAAGCATACGCATCTTTATATCTGCCAATCCATAGAGAATCATGAATTGCTTGATTTTTACAGTCATCGGGCTGTCTCCATTTTCTATGCAGATACCTATGCCATCTTTTGTGTTGACAAGGTAAGGAGGCATTTTATCCATTCTTGCTATAAGCGTGAAACACGGATTATCTACCGAACCGCCTGCACTTGCAAATTGCGGATTCATCAGGAAGCTTTTTCTTTTGCATGTAACTAAGCTGTATTTTGGATTTGTTGTGATAGCTCCTAAAGGCTTTTCTATAGATGCTGCGCTTGAAGCTCCAAACTGCTGGTCGATGAATACAGGTGTCAACAATGCAAGCCTGTCTTTTGTGGTCACAGTCGGAGCAGGACTCTCTACCGAATGGTTGTTCCCGTTACCGTAGTATGCTGTGACAAAAGCATGATGATCCTTGCAGGTAATTGTTCCGGCAGGTTCTTCAACAGAAATATTCTTGCTCTCAGGATGCCCGCTATATTGCTTTGACAGGAAAGAAACCTGCACTTTTGCAAATCTGTTTGCGGTAGTAACTACTCCTACTGGTTCTTCGATGGATGTACAAGTGTCTTGTGGTCTTACTGTATTGTAACGGGAGATAAAAGCGTCTTTACCTCCGGCCACAAATTTAATCAGACCGGCATAAATACGTTCAAGTGTCTTCTCCGCCAATGGTTTCTTTCTGGAAAATATGCTTTTACCTTCGTCCGTGAAGTCCAGAACATCCTTTACCGGATTCCACTTTTCAAGTCTTCCCATCATATCCGTTTTACCATCCTTACAGTGTGTAGCATCCGGAAATACTATAGGAAGACCACGCTTAGCAAAAATGCCGAAAAATCTCTTACGGGTAGTATATGCTCCATAATTAGCCGCATTCAATATCTTCCAATCGAAGTCATATCCGTATTTCTTTACGTTTCGTTTCCACTTCTCATAACAACGGCCTTTATCTTTGCTTACCGGATGGCCTTTTTCGTCCATGTCTCCCCAGCTCATAAACTCTTCCACGTTTTCGATTTGAATATAGTCAGGGTTAATGGCTTCGATGTAGCGGAACAGATGCTCAGCCAGTGTCCGGCTGTCAGCGTCCCGTGGCTGGCCGCCCTTGGCCTTACTGAAGTTCGTACATTCAAGGCTGGCCCATAATACAACCAGTGCATCCGGATAAATCTTCTTCATTCGTTCTACATGGGCCACCAAAGGAGACAGTTCCAAAGTCCTGATGTCCTCCGTGAAATGCAACGCATCCGGGTGGTTGGCCGCATGGCTGGCGATAGCGTTTGCGTCATGGTTCACACAAGCGACAACTTTCGCGCATTGTTCATCTGCGTAGCGTGCGTTTTCTACTCCGGTACTGGTTCCCCCGGCACCGCAGAAAAGGTCTATATAGAGTAACTTTATCATATCAGTTCCATCTTTGAGGTCGGTTGTTTATTCTCCCCAGGTAAGCGGCTATCTTCTTCTCCGCATCCTCACCGTTGCGGACGAAAATTCGCGTCCGTGTCTTGTCGCCTGGGATAGCTACATACTTTCCATGTTTCTCCAGTTCCCGATGCTGGGCGATTTTCAGTTCAGTTCCAGAAGGGTTCTTCTCCAAATCCACTTTACGTGGAAGCATTGGGTCATTCTCCGTTATCATTTTGCAAGATATTTGTTGATTATGTTACTCACTACAAGTCCGGCTTCATCACACATCCCGGCAAAGTTGTCAGACAGTGAAGCGTTTTTCTCTTCATCCGGTATTCGTACTATGCTTCTCAGTTCTTTCAGTACGCGCTTTACCTGAAAAACTACCTGAGCATCTATTCCGTTTGATTCAAGTTCTGACTGGAACTCCAGTGCCGCACCCTCAAGTAAGTCTGAATAGATGAACAGCTTGTGCATCTTGCGAAGCATTTCTACCTTGAACTCCGGGGTATAATCCTGAAGAAGTTCTCCCAAGGAATGCGGTTCCAGCTCTCTTTCAAGGGAGTCAATCTTGTTCTTGATTTTCTGTGCTTTGGCAAAGTTCATGGATGAAATCAAGGCGATATACTTCTTTCTCAGTTCATTGAGCTTTCTTTCTGATTCTTGTCTTGTCATTTCTCTACTTTTCTGATGATTAAATACTTTGGCTCACCCTTGCGGAGATTGCTTAATGTCTCTTCGTCAACCTCTGCTTCTGTGAGTCCGTTCACGTTCATGTATTGTGGGAGACGGTATTTCTCACGTAGTCTCCTGATCAGGTTCCAGTCACGAGTTACCCAGTTGATTGTGATTTTCATATCATTTTCTAAGGCTTTCTCCGCTGAAGAGGACGGTTTTCGTTATCGCCCTAAGCCGGTCAATGGTTCTTTCCCCATATTTCTCTCTCAGCTCGTCTATCGTGAGGTTGGTAGTCAGGATGAGAAGCTTTCCTTTCTTCTCGGCTTCGTCTGCCAGCTCAGCGAATGCAAGCCTTTTTTCGCCGTATTTCACGCTTAAATTCTCCGTCCCTATATCGTCAACGTAGATGATGTGTTTTTGCTTCACGGCGTCCAAATCAGCGTTCATCTGCTGTGCATCGTAACAGCTTACCACCTTGCGGCAGTAATGGTTAAGAACCAAAGGAAGAATCTTTCCGCAGATAAGGGTCTTTCCGCGTCCGCAGTTGCCGAAACACAGAAGTCCGCGACCTTCATTGCCGGCCAGCCAGCCTGCCACTTCTTCGTACTCAGGAAGCCATCTGGCATTTTCTCCAGTGAAGTACCTGATACCGGCCCAGAGAACTCTTTTGGCATCCGGAACGGTTACCTGTACGACGTTAGGAATAGGGGAGAAGCCCGTATCTTTTAGCCGTTCGATTGTCTGTTGAAAATTTATCTGTTCCATGTTTACCAGCCTTTCTTGTATTTTTCCGGTGAATTATCCTTCAGAACTATGCCCACATCTGTTTTTGAAAGAGCTTTCTCACGACTGGCCCAGGTTGCCAGCCGTCTTGGAAGCTCCCAGGTCTTTTCCAGTTCATAGCGCATCTTGGTTTCTGACTTGTTAAGCTCGCTCCAGTAATCGAAGAAAGCCCGAATCATTTCCTTCGGGTATTGGCCAACAAAGGGAACTAATGACTGGTAGAAGGATTCTTTTCGAGAGAGAGTAGCGGCTTTAGCCGCGGCCTTGTCTTTTGGTTTCTTTTTCTCTACGATAGTAGAGTTTTCTTTATTTTTCTTTCTCTTTACTTTTACTTTACTTTGTGTACTTTCGGTGTCCGAAACTTGGTTTTTCCCATCCGAAATAGAGTTTTGGATGTCCGAAACTAAATATTCGACGATGTATTCAATTTCTTCACGCTTGTAAACGGCAGATTTAAATCGGCTTTGTATTCCGTAAGATGTCAAGACTTTGTACTTTTCATAAATATCCTTATCAAAGAAGCCAACCTGTATGGCTTTAAGAATAACTTCCTTTACTGCGCCCTCGGAAACCCCAACAGAGTCAGCAATAACAAAAGGCAAATCTTCGTCCCACAAGATGTAATACCCATTATCTTTATAGATATTACACAGCAGGCAAATAAGTATGGAAGTAGATTGAGAACCACAGGCACGCGCAATCTTCCTTATTTTGACATTTGAAAAGAAATCCACATCAAGAGGGAAATAATCAATGCCTTGCTTTTTAGGTCTAGCCATAGTCTTAGAATCTTACGTTAGTCAACTGTCTGTTATTGGAATATACAGCCCATTTGCCATTACCACCATCTTCCAATCGTAAATCTTTAACCTCACCAAATCGTTTAAAATTTCCGCAGAGGTTTGGGGCGCATTTGCTACGCCCCATCGCTTTTATATTTCCATACATATCCATAAGATGATTTTGCTTTTCCAAGACAGCACTCATTTATATGCGACTGCCTAAATCCATAAGTTCTAACTATTTCCATTGTGGAGGGAAACTCTCTGACAAATTCGCCATCCAATGTATATTGCAAGACTGCTTTTGCACCATGCTTGTTCGTTTGTAATTTAGCCCTGCGTTTTATACCTGTTCCATACCGAATATTATATGCACAATCACACCATTCAAGATTTAAAACTCTATTATCATTTACAATTTCGTTTTTGTGATTCACTTGCTGATAATTATTCGGGTTAGGTATAAAATGTTTAGTAACAAGCCTATGCACAAGAAACTTACGCTCAATACCATTTTTACTAAGATGTACACATAAATAACCGTCTTTATCAGACGAGCCTTTTAGAACCTTACCTTTTCGAATATATGTCCTATTTACGCATAAATTCACTCTTGGCAAAGATTGTATTCTGCCTAAGTTTGATACTTGGTACAGACCTTCGTATCCTTCAATATCTTTCCAAATTTCATCCATAAATATTTTCTTTAAAGTGAAAAAGGCGGTCAATACAGACCGCCATATAACCGTATGAGAGAGTTTTTATGATGCCTTTCTGACTTGATTTATATCTTCTATCTTTTCTGCTTTACCAAATCCATAGGTCAAATTATCCATTTGCACCCCAGTAAGTCCAAGCATTGTCTTTCTTTCGCCCCAGCATTTAGCATTGAGGTCTGACAACATTTTTGAAATGCGTAATATAGCATCAATTGCATATCTGTTGTCCTCAATATCAAAATCATCAGCCGTCATTATAAAACTTACAAGGTTAGTCAGGCTTGAAGCCAAGTCTATACTGCCATACATATTTAAAAGTCCTTTACCAAGTGTGGCTAACTCAAAAATTTGGTCTGCATTAAGACCACCCATTTTTTTACTAAGTTCTGAAAAATCCATAATTGTTTTGTTTTATTAGTTATTGATATTCTTTATAATCTGCTTAAATCCATAGCACGTTTGATAGCTACTTTCGCATCATTTTGAAAATCACGTGCCCAGTCATCGTGTCCAAATCTGCAACCATAGTAAGCACGATTCAAACGATAATTGTAAGCGGCATTCTTTTTCTTAAATTCTGCTTGTCTTGCAGCAACCTTTTCTTCAGCCTTTACTTCTTCTTTAATGCGTTTCCATGATTCACGAAGCGCATCAGAGAAAGACATAAAAGAGTGATTGAAGATGTACCATGCTCTTTTCATAACCTTTGATTTATTATACTTACTTGCTGCCATATCATTTAGTGTTTTAGTTTGATGGCGCAAATGTATAATCTTAATTATTCATTTCAAAGCAAAAAGAATATTTCTAATTATGCTTTAACATTAATTAGAATAATCATAATTATACACATTACTATAAAAAGAGTATCTTTGTATAAATTTAAAACACTTAGTTATGAATCGTATTAAAGAACTTTTGAAAGAAAAAAATGTAACTCAGCAAGATTTAGCTGATAGATTAGGTGTCACAAGAATCTCAATCGTAAAAACTTTAGCTGGTAATCCATCTCAAGAAACACTTGAAAGAATTGCCAACGCTTTAGAAGTGCCTATTTGGCAACTGTTTGTATCTCCACAAGAACTACAAAGAGAAAATCATTCTTTAGTATGTCCTAAATGTGGAACGCCTCTTGAACTCAAAATTAAAGAATAAAAGAAAGAGAGCGTTTCACAACGCCCCCAGTCTTGATAACTAATAAAACAAATATGTGTTTATAATCTTATATTCGTCAGTTGACGTTTGCTATTCCAAACAGACCATTTGCCGTTGCCATTATCTATTAATCTTAAATCTTCCACTTTGCCAAATCTGTTTATATTTCCAGCTAAATCCACAATCCAACCTTCTTTCTTGTTTGGGTGCGGTCTGATAGCTCTACCCACAATTTGGTAATAAAGTGCTAATGACATAGTTGGTCGTGCAATAACAACCGTGTCTAATTCGGGATAATCGAAACCACAAACAAGTACACCTACGTTGGCCACAACGGGTATCTCTCCGGCCTTGAACGCTTCAAGGATATGTTCGCGTTCCTTCTTCGGTGTTTCTCCTGAAACGATTGCTGTTCCGGGAATGGACCAGGTAAGGCGTTCTGCTTCCTTCAAAAAACGGGTGAAAACCAATATACCTTTTCGTTTTACACCGCTCTTGGGATTCATAAGCCTTTGGACGATGCTCACCAGAAACCCGTAGAAGTCGATACGCTCATACTCTTTCACTACAGACTTGTCCGTGTAGTCGGCTCCGGTCGTGTTCACCTTCAGGTTAAGTTCGTTCCATCCCAAAGGATTCATCGGATAATAGTTCAGCTTCGAAAGATACCCCATATCCAATAGAGTAGAGATTTGAACCTGATAGATTACCTCAGAGAACACGCACGGGCGTGTGCGTGTGATGAACTTCAACATGCTGCCGAAATCCCTGCTTGATGAAAGACGGTAGGGCGTAGCCGTCAATCCAAGGACTTTACATTTCAGCATCGAAAGAAATCTCTTGTACATTCCGTCTTTCGGATTAACCAGATGGCACTCGTCGATAATGATATTCTGAAAATGCTGGAAAAGTTCCGGATGGTTGACTACGCTTCCGATAGTGGCGAAAGTTATTCTTGAAATCTCCTTTCGCCCGAATGAGGCAGAGTAGATGGAACAATCCAGAACACCATACGAACAGAGCTTCAGATAGTTCTGTTCTAGTATCTCCTTACTGGGCTGAAATACTAGCGTGTGCCCTTCAAGACGGCTGGCGATGTCGGCTATCACAAGACTCTTGCCGGCTCCGGTAGGCAGTACCATGATGGCATTGTTCTTCTTGGCCCTGTTAGCAAAGAAGCTGACTGCAGCATTACTGGCCTTCTGCTGGTAATCCCGTAAAACATAACTCATAATCCTTTCTCCTTACTCAGTTTGTCTCCCAAAGCCTTGTAATACTTGGTGAGTTCTATTAATTCAAAATCAGTCCATTTCTTCGCCTGGCTTGCTCTCCATGCCAGCTTGTCGAAGCGTTGCTGACCGATTTTTGATTTCAAGTTTTTCTCGTAATGTATCAGATGGTCTGCGCTGAAACGGTTGCACGCCCGGCACTCTGCGTGGGCATTGTCCTCGTCAAAGCGTGTAGCCATGTGGCGGCGCGAATGGAAGTGTCCGCAATCTGCCTGTTCGTATGGCTTTATCTGGGCGCATGAGATACAACGGAAATACCCGTTCGGCATACAATCACGAAGCCGGATATAGCGGCTGAAAACTTTGTCGAGTTTGGCCACTAAATCCGGCTTCTTTTTAATCTTGATACCTGCCTTATCGAATAACGGCAAAGGCTTTTCTTTCTTCTTTTTAGGTTTCTTGATGTAATACATATTTATAAAGCCTTATAATCATTCATACTACCCCAATAACCATATATTTCTTCATCACTCTCACCATTAAGCCGAGCTTTTTCTATTTCTTTATTCATGCTATGTGAAAGACCAGTCAAATCTCCTGAAAGACTTTCGAATGACGAACATTCTTTCGTACTATTTCTGCGTATTTTGTGTGTAATGTATTTTTCAATACTGTTGAATATTGGATTATCCTTTTCAGACATTCTTAAAGATATATATCCATAATTGAATGTAAATGGAGTATTTAACTTTTCATATGACTCTCTGTCTTTTATATGCTTATACATCATTTCAACCGGAAAAGTCATTGGCAAGCGTTCCTTCTTAATCATTATGGCTATCGCATCATATAAAGCCTGTTCTTGATCTGTCAGCTTAAACCAGTTGATATTCTCAAAGCACCACATGATATAACCAATATGAGTAAGTATGATATACTTTATCTCTTGTCCTTTGTATTTCCCAAATGTTAATTTCCGTTCTTCTTTCATAATAATTCCATTATTGGTTGTGGACGCAACGGGAATCGAACCCGCCCAACCATCACGGTTTTACTTGCTCATATATTAGCTAATTCAATGGGACAAGTGTATGGAGATATTGCGCAATTACTCCATACTAAAGCACGTCCTGTGCTTGCGCCCGTATGCCCGTCTTTCCGGGCGTTTATTCATGCTATTTCGTTATTTTTAAAAACTCAGGGGCAATTCCATAAAGTGGTGTACGGCCATCCCATTTATCTATGAATTGCTTATAGAGTATTTCTTTAGTCAACCCACGTGATTGAATGATAGCCTGTTCTGTTTTTAATTGCTCCAATTCGTTGCGTTTCTTCTGCTCTGCAATCTGCTGGTCTAATACAGATATATTGGTATTCACCTCATTACGACTATCAATCTTCTCACGCACAGCCTTTGAAAATTCAAGCTGTGCAGAAAAAGTCAGCAATTGAAGCCCTCTTTTCTCAAATTCTTTATCCACAATCTGCTCCAACCGCTTTTCAAAAAGAAGAGAACCACCGTCAGCCATTAAACTGTCTGTCTTGTGCTTACGGCTTTCTTCTTTGATTAAATCATAAATACGAGGTTCAAGTATATTATCTTCAAGGCTTTGCATAAACCCGTCTTTTCCTGATTCTGTATCAGCTTTATCTATATGTTTGTTATCGAATACAACATCTATAGCTCTATTCTTGATAACTTTATAAGAATAAGTAGGACGTGCGTTAAATTCAGTGTTATCAGCAGCCTTCAATGTGACAGGTTCAGCAAATTCCCCTCTTTGGTCAAACAATGGAACTTGAAACAATTCAGTGCCCCATTCCCAAGTGGAAACTTTACCGGACACTACCTTAAAATCCTCTTTTCCTTGCTTCCCATAGTTCTCCATTAGAACACCGGCATAATTAGGGGCTACTCTTTCGCATGAAGCAAATACCACTAAGGTCATACAGACCAACATTAGATTAATCAATCTTTTCATTCTTCAAATTTTTAATTAGTTTATAAACGAAATAAATCACTGTGGCTGATATTATTACCACGCCCAGCCAAGCGTTGAGGTGATTGAATATTCTGTTTCCGATAGATACTCCGACTACCAGAAACAGAATTAAATAAATTTGCTTTCTCATTGTTACACCTCAATGATTACGATGTCAGGTGCAACACCTTTGATTGCTTCAACCTGTTTGTCAATCACCTTATTCTTGTATTCTTCAATGGCCTCATTCGCACCGGCAGAAACCAAAGAAAGGGAAACTTCCCGTCCGTCCACATCGGCGTAGATTTCAACTTCGATTTCTTCACAGGCAAAACCTTTGAAAAGAGGGATATTCAGTTTGAACGATTTTGGCAGATTGGAATCAACCACTTGAGAATAGTTATCCGTCTTGTTTCCGTTTTCCTCTTTACTACGTTCTATATCCTGATTCACTTTCGCCTTGAAGTTCTTCAAAGTAGAAACCAGCATCATGTTCTCAGACTTATCCTTGAAGAAGGCACGGTGCATCTTGAAGAACTGGGACAATTTGATAGGTTCCCATTTCCTTTCCGCATTGATACCGAACTCCTGCATTTCCTTTGAAGCCTGTAAAACTCCACTAATTACTGTCTGGTAATAATTGGTTTCATCAATAGTCAAAGCCAGACACATCTTATCACGGTTCACAATGATATTGGCCGATTTCTGATTAATCAGTTCGACACGCTTTTCCAGCCATCTGAAGGGTGCTTCTATCGTTCCATTGATAACTACTCTCTCCGGTTCTTTCGGGTCAAGGGCTACGGATGCTTTACCTTCTCTCAATACTACTTCGATGGGGGTACCATTGTACTCTTTCGGTACTACCAAATTGATTTTGTTTTCACTCATGATTCTGTTCCAGTTTTACGGTTAATACTAAATACTGTCTTCTGCATTTCTTGTGGCATGATTGGGCGGCTATAAACCAGTTCACCTAACTTGTTGTAGAATCCAGCCATTTTCTCCTTGTGGTAGAGGAATTTGGCACATTCCTCGTTGGCTACGAACTCTGAACCTCTTTTGATATGGTCCAGAAGTTCCTGCTTTTCTTCATTCAAAGGCTTCAATCGTTCTTTGAAGCTTTCCATAACCTCTTTCTTCTCCAACTCAACATCGTTGATGGTGATTGATACCTCGGCCAAAGTTTCTTTCTTCTGAGCCAGTTCTTCGGGGGTGAATCGGTGAGTATATCCGATTTTCTCTACCGCATCGGCGTTGTCCTGAAGGAACTGCCATCGTTCCTGTTCAGGGATGTCTTGTCCTAAAAATTTGTCCATAATTATCTATAACTTTTTACACCGAACCTATTATAAATCTTTTTAGCGGTACCCATACCATTATAAACAGGGATGAAACTTCTTTGTAAGGCCTTCTCTCTTTGATGAATGCCGCTTGAATTAGGATTAATTGACTTCTCTGGATTAAAGAATCTTGCTACATCTTGGGGAAATTTTCTTTTTTTCATAATCTCAAAATTTTAGATAAACTCTTTATTACGTTCGATTTCTTGTTGTGCAAAAATTAGCATCTGTTGTTCGTTTGCCGAAGGCAGATAGATGCCGGCAACAGATGCGCTCCAGTTACGAAAACGGTCAATGCTCAAAGTCATTTCACCTGTTGTCAGTTCTGCAGAACTTCGCAGATAGGTTACTTCCTTGCCTTTCTTGTTGACCGTCTTTCTCTCAAACAAATCACGGTTGCAAGTCCTTTTATAGAAGTCTATCTTTGCTTCGTCAAGGCTGCAACCGTACTCACTGCCGAAATACCCTAAAAGCAGATGCAAATAGCTGTTCTGGGATAGCGTGCGGTTAGGGAGCTTCTTTCTCACTTCCACAACTGCATGCTCCTGGAACAGTTTGTTTACATAAGCCTTGAACTTGGGTATATCGTATTCATTCTTCAGATTGAATATGCTCATAGGCTAGAACGGTAAGTCATCTTTGGGATTTCCATTCGCATCTACATCAGGTGGAAACGCCTGTACCATGGGTGGCGTTTGTGACGGTGCCGGTTGCTGTGCTGGCACGGATGCTGGCTGGTGCATTGGCTGACGGCCTTCCAGTTTATAGCAGCGGATGGACACCATACGTTTTAGTTGTCCGTCCTGATTTGTCCATTCCCGACCTTGGAGGGAAAAGGAAACCGTTATTACGTCACCGGTTCTGAACTGGTCAAGTTCGGCACATTTGTCACCGCTTACTTCAAGTGGCAGGACGTTCTCGTACTGGTTTCGTTCACCTGTATGGGGGTCATAGGTTGTGGCATCAAGAATAAATTCACGTTTCACAAACGGGTTGCCACCGCTTTTGGATGGGATTTCTTGGGGCTGGCCAATATAGACCAGCCGTCCAGTTATTTGATTTGCCATATTAGTTTGAATAAAAATCTTTTATCTGTTGGAAAATCTGTCCACGTCGTTTTATTTCTGCAATTGCCTGTTCGTCACGAGTGATACGGATTTTACAATACTCATTGGGAAGGATATTACGATGCCAGTTGGCTTCGTCGTCGTAGGTTGTTACAGACAGAAAAACAAGGTTACAGCTTTTAAGATGAGTGCAAAAGAGTTGTTCCTGAACCTGATAATAATAAGCTTTATGCTTCTTCTTGACGTATTCGATTAAAGCTTTGTTGTCATGCTTGATAGGCTCAATAAAATCAAGGTAATCTGAAAGATAAAGAGTCTTTAATTCATCAAAATCAGTTAACTTTCCTTTATCGATACAAGCAAAGTCCAGGCTGCACTTGAACACGTTCATTTCATCTGACCTGACAACATACTGAGTAAAGTAGTTGTCAGGCAAAGTGAGAAGATACCTGTTCTCAAGAATGGCTCCCGTACGTAAAGCATCTATAGGGCTGGCAAAAGCATTGTAATAAGGCTTTATCCCGCTGACGAAACGCTGCATGAGGGCGATATGTGATTTCGTATTCTTACCACTCATCAAGGCATGAACGTCACCGCTTCCTATGTACATGGTTTCTGTCATATCTTTCCTTTCTTCTTGAGGTTGTTATATGCCATTTTAAGCTGTTCGCTTGTCATGTCATCAGCACTTCCTACATTGAAATAAGACAGTATGTTCTGCGCAAACTGATTGTCGGTCATCATGTAATCAACGACAATATTTTTCACTTCATCTACTGTAGCAGGGGTTTGCACTTTGGATTTGTTTTCATCAGGGTCTTCACCTGTAGCAATCTTATAGGCATTAAGTAAAGCGTATTTTCTGGCATAAGTAGAAGCCTTTCCAAATCCCTTGTCGCCTGGGTCAAGTCCACGCCCAAAACTTTCCACGTCTATGTATTCTGATGTGTTGTCCAGATTGATAATGCGTAGGGTCATTTTTATGATGTCCATATAGTTGATGGATTCCCCTCCACCTTCTTTGACAACTCTAATTATTTCCGATTTAACAAGTTCCTGCTTAATGGGAATACTGACAAGGCCATGCTTGGACTCGGCTTCTTTCACTTCCAAGGTGACATCAATGTCCTGTACTGCCTTGTAGGCATAATTACCTTTGCCTACGGTCAGGTTCTTTTCGATATTTTTTATCTCATTTGAGACAAGCTGTATCTTCTGATATAGATTTGGCTTTTCTTCCATAATAATTGGTTTTAATACATCAATTTTGCATGTTTTATCACGTCCCAGGCATTACAAGCCCATCTGCTGTGTGGTACGCCTTCTTTGGTCTTGTATCTTATCCTTCCGGATTCGCACAACTCTTTCAGCCTTTTGAGGCCGCCTACTATCGAAGCTGCTTCGTATTTCCCGAAGGACTTGTTGTTCAAGACGATTTTCAATACATCTTCGTTTATCATAAGCATTTTATTTTAAGCAGATAATTGCCGAGAAACCCGGATACTCTGTGGCCGATACCCGGTACTTCACGTCCATTTTGTTTTTAAGTGTCCCGATCAAGCGGAGGTCACGATTGCGTCGTGATGCTTCCAGCTTGATTCCGTTATGCCGTTTCTTGTCATAGGGAACCTTGTAGATGTCCCCTTTCTTCATTTCGTCAAAAAGACGTACTGTCTGGTAGTTTTCGTCTACTGTAATTTCTCTAACCATAGTTTAAGTATTTGATTGTTTGCTGGCAGAACGGGACTTGACCCCGTGACTTCCATGCTAACCCATACATGGTGTTCTACCGCCTGAACTATCTGCCAATGAAAATACCGGACTTTCATAGCCCGGCATCTACCCATTTTCAAACCATAAAAACTAATCTACTAAGCCAGCTAATGACTTGACCATGTTCTTGAAGTTGTCAAACTTCGATTCAATCTTTTTCTCTTCTTCCATGTAATACAGCATTGATTTTTTGTATTCCTCTGATTCGCGTTGTAGATTCTGTGTGTATGCCACGAGTTCATCATGCGTCATACCTTGTAATTCCTCATTTGTTTTCATGTCTATTCTTTTTAATGTTTTTTATTTCCGTTTCTATCTCCTTGTCGAACAGCTCCCGTCTGTCCAGTTCCCGTGAGCGTGCCGTCAGAATGGCACTGATGTCCGCAAATTCATCACAGATGCTTTTTATTGTTTCTTGCAGCTCGTTCATTGTCCAGTCTGTTTGCGATTGAAAAACCAGTGATTATAAACCCGACAAATCCTATCCAGTACATAGCAGACAGGTCTTGATTGAAGTGCATTACCAGAACGGACAATGCACAGAGAAAAAGTAGTATTTTCATAACCGTGTGTATTAAATATTGCTCCCGTGGGCGTTCCGGTGGTTGCCTTACTGCTTATCAGAGGTCTGGTAAGCCACGGGTATATATAGTTCATGCTGGTGTCTAATCAGTGAAGATTGTCTTTGTAGCCGGCCTACGGCCACCTGCAATCGTATAAGTGTCTTTTTGTTATCTGTGTGATTCGTATGCTGCGTTTGCTTAGTGCAGCCCTTTACTCATACTCTTTTCACACAGCCGTTATCGCTACTCAGTCGTCCGTTTCACGTCAGGCTTAACGGTAAGCCTAAAATTTCCATCATGTCAAAGAACCAATCAAGTAGAACCCTGCCCGATTCTCGCTATCGGTTGCCGTTCAGTCCGTCAGCAGGGTAGGTGAGTTACCAGTGTGTCACTGCCATGCCTTGTGATAATTGAAGGTTGATGTAGTCCATGCCATCATCTTCAGGCAGGTTGTATTCTTCAAGAAGGGCTTCGTATTTGTCCACCTCTTCAGTAAGTGCTTTGATGTATTCTTGCTTGCTGTCAGCATTGAAAGCCCTGCATAAAGTTTCTTCATCTGCGTTATAGGCGAAATTCAGGTCTTTGTACAGCCCGTCAAGTTCTTCTTCGATTTCGTGGCGTGTCATAGTCATGCGATATTTAAAAGGTTAGCTTTCTTGAAGCATCTGTATTCTTGTCTCTCTGTATCGAAGTACACCTGAACAGTGTCATTCTTCTTTCTGCTTTCACCTGATGTGGCTGGTATCAGATTTTCTTTCAGCGTGCCGTAGGCTTCACGAACAGAACCATCTACCTTTTTGAAGTAGAACTTTACGATTCTTTGCTTCATTGCAGCTTTCAGCTTCATGTTTGCCCAGGCGCATTTCATCGCTTCACTCATTGTAAATCCATTACGTTTTACAAAAGTCCACGCCATCAGCATGACTTCTTTTAATTGGTTCTTGATTTTTGTACTCATAATCGTGTGGGGTTAGTTGTTTTTTACTATATTTGTTTCGTATCAAAGTTTCGATATGCAAATATAGTATCTAAAAAGAAACCAACAAAAGAAATACTATCTTTTTAGATACCATACAACATTGTTTAACAATTAAGAGCCTTAATACATTATGAAGAAAGAGAATTGGACGTTTGGATTAAGCATAGCCTCAATAGTGATAAGTGTTACAACATTATGGCTTTGCAAAATGGATATAAAGCCTTATGATACTGATGGGGCGAGTTTGTCTATTGCTGTATTGACTTTGGTTGTAACCATTTATATGGCAAACCAAATTTACAATGCCTTTGTCTTGAAACGGGAAATCAAGAAATCTACCCAAAAGGACATCGAAGAAAGCTCAAATAATATACTGTATCACAACATGTATCTTACATTCTTTTTTCAGGGAGTAAACGAACTGAAAAAGACCCATAGTGAAGCGGCATTGTATTATCTATTTAAGAGCATGGAGTGCTTAACAAAAACAAATATCGACAAGGATAAAATGGATGAAATTATAGTGAAAATCAAGATGATACACAAAGATTATCCTGTTGAGTTGTCTAAAGACGATGTGTTTGAATACAAAAGAATTATACACCTTGCTGATATAAAAGAGAAAAAGGAGGTTATGAGCATACTTGACGATATGGAAGCTAAAGTTTAATCAGAATCATCTTCATGGCGTTTTCTAAAATCCCGAAGGAAAGGATGGTCTTCTGGATACCCGTAGTCATCTTCATCGTATGACAATATGACAATTCCAAACGAAATAAGCATAATCACGGTAAATACAAAAAGTACAGCAAAGATATCTCCCCATGCTTCTGGGTTTATTAAAAAACCGACAAATGCTATTAAGTCTGCCACACCCAATATAATGTGAAATGTTCTCATATTGCTTTTTTATATTTATAGCCATATTAAAAACACCCACAATAGGTACGAGCTATCATGGGTGCATATATTAAACCTCCTCGGAGGAATGTTTAACTAGTTGTTCCTGTAACATCTCGTACTTGTTACGGATACAAAGATAGTATCTTTAATGATACTATCAAGTGAAATTATAACTAATTATGGGAAATTCTGTAAAAGAACGGTTTTATGAAACCATGGAAGCCCTCAAACTCACCGACTATAGGGTTTATACAGACGTTGAGGGTATCACGAAAAATATGATGGTAAAATTAAGAAATGGTGAAACAAATGAAGTTTCCACAAAAATACTAATGCCATTCCTTTGTAAATACTCTGATGTTGATGCTAATTACATTTTAACCGGTCGTGGAACACCTTTACGCACACCTGAAGTTACTCAAATCTTCCATCCTAAGGGAGTTGAAAAAACAGAGGAAGAAGGAATAATAACCCTTTATGACGTAGAAGCTGCTGCAAATCTGAAATCTCTGTTTGATAATAAAGACCAGAATATCCTTGGACAAATTAATATTCCAAATATCCCCAAATGCGATGGAGCTGTTTATGTCAAAGGGGATTCCATGTATCCATTACTTAAATCTGGTGACATCGTAGCATATAAGGAGGTACCTTTAGAAATGAGTCATATTTTCTTTGGAGAAATGTACCTTGTGTCAATAGATCTGGATGGAGATGAATACTTAACTGTAAAATACGTCCAGCATTCAGAAAAAGGTGAAGACTGGATAAAACTGGTAAGTTACAATCAAAACCACCAACCCAAAGATTTTCCATTATCTTCTGTGAGAGCTATGGCTTTGGTAAAATTGAGTATTAGAATGAACACAATGAAATAATATGGGACTTTATTTTAGGAAAAGGGTGAAGATTCTTCCTGGAGTGCATTTAAACATAAGCAAAACAGGGACAAGTTGGTCTGTTGGTCCGCGTGGAGCTTCAGTGAATGTGGGTAAGAGAGGAGTTTATGTGAATACCGGGATACCAGGAACTGGTATATATTCTCGGACTAAAATATCGGGAGGTAGTAGTAACTATGATAGAGATAAACATTATGCTTCTAAGCGTGAACAAGAAAATGAAGCAATTAATAGCAATCCGTTGAGGTTCATTTTGACATTTCTGTTTTTACTGGCTTCAGTAATGATTCCGTTACTTACAAGTGCTTCATGGATTTGGTTTCCTATACTCGCCTTAATTGGAATTTGTTGTGCTTTTATTCCTGATAGTAAAACGGAAGCTAATAATTTAAACTATAATGCTGATAAAGTAGAACCTATCCATATAATCCCGGATAAAGTTATAAACATATCAGAAGAGAAATACGTATCTGAAAATACTTCTACTCTAAAAGAAAATGAGTCTCATAGAGAGGAAAATGTTTTAAAGGATTCCGTGATACATAAATTAGATCCATTATTTGAAGAATCGGCTCGTTTGGTCGTGAATCAGCAGCAAGGAAGTACTTCTCTTCTTCAGCGTAAACTTATAATAGGATATAACAGGGCAAGAAGGATAATGGGATTACTTGAGAAAGCTGGGATTGTTGGACCAGCAAATGGAGCAAACCTTCATGACGTGCTTTGTAAGGATGAAGTTGAGTTGGCTGAGAGGTTAGAAAACCTGAGTGATGACATGTTCCAAGAAACAACAAAAGATACTAATATAGAGGATAATTTTGATAAGAGTTCTCGGCTTGTTAATATTGGAATTGATTTAGAAAAAGAAGGAATGATTGATGAAGCTATTAATGTGTATGAGAAATCAATCATTTACAGATTACCGCTTAAGCACCCATACGAGAGACTTGCTATCCTTTACAGAAAAAGAAAAGATTATGAGAATGAAATCCGAGTTATAAAAATTGCAATAGAAGTCTTCATGAAAGAAAATGAGAGGAGAGCCAATATGGTAATTGATGAGGATAATTCTATGTATAATCAAGTAATGCAAGCATTAGAGACCAACGAAAGTATTAAGTATGAAGATGGGAAATGGGCTTTCGTTCAATATGATGTCATGAGTTATATAACAAGACTAGAAAAGGCACAAACTTTACTTGATAAATCAAAAAACAAAAAGGAATGAGAAGAGTATTGACTTTGTTGATGGGATTGTTCTTTTTCTGCACATTTCATGCACAAGAAGTAGTAAGATATGTAACGGCAAACCTAAATTTAAGAGATTCTCCTGATGTAACATCTTCTATTATTACTCAGATTCCTAGAGGTACTGCAGTTTTAATTGATGAGGATTGTGATTGCAAATGGATTCCTGTTAGTTATAATGGGTATATTGGATATGTTTCAACGAAGTATCTTTCAAAAGAAAAAGTTTATTATTCTTCTGAAAATCATTCATCAGGACAAATAAGATATTATACTAATTCTAGAGGTGAGAGAGTTCAGTCTCCTACATATTATTCTTCTGCACCTCCTGGGGCAACTGCTTTATGCAGAGATGGAACATATAGTTTTAGTAAAAGCCGTAGAGGAACTTGCTCTCATCATGGTGGTGTTGCAAAATGGTTAAAATAGAGATTTATGATAGTAACAACAACAAATAGTATAGAAGGATATACAATAAGAAAATATCTTGGGGTAGTCAATGCGAATGTGGTAATAGGTACAAATCTGTTTTCCGATATTGCAGCCTCTTTGACAGATGTATTTGGCGGACGTTCTGGAAGCTACAAGAGTAAATTGACTACAATTTACGACGAAGTAATGAAGGAACTGACTGGAAAGGCTGAAAGTTATCATGCAGATGCAATCGTCGGTTTACATGTAGATTTTGACGAAGTTTCTGGCGGTGGCAAATCCATGTTTATGGTTTCCGCATCCGGGACTGCTATTACATTGGAGAAAACTACTCAAGACAGATACTTTCTGTATGACTTACTTGAAAAAATCTACGACTATAAAGAGAAAGGAATATTGACGGAGGAAGAGTTTGATTACGAAAAGAATCGAATTTTGAGTCAACACAGAAATCCTATCTCGGAAGAGTATAAAGGCATTTGCCAAGAGCAGAAGGAAAAGGAGAGAGAAGAGCTTTTGCGTGAGGAAAGAATAAACGAAGCAAAGGAGCTTTTAAAGAATCGTACTGGGTGCTCGATTGATGATATAGAAAAAATTGATGAATATCAGCTACAGGCTGTGTCCTATGATGATATTGATTTTGACCCCAATGATTCCATGCAGTATATAATCTCCAAGTTCATAAGATTAAACCGCGTTCCTGAAGCGTGTAAATTCTATATGGAAGAAACGGGCCTTGAGGATTTACAGTCTGCAATAGATTTTTGTCTCAATGTATATAAACAAATGTCCTCCGTTGATGAGGAGAAAGTTGCGGCTCTTATTCCCAAACTCAAGGTTTTAAAGAAGCGTGGATTTATAGAACAAGCAGTATCAGAATATCAAAAGATGACAATATCGGATAAGCAAACATCTGAAGCATTCATACTTTCTTTAGAGATTTGATAGGTATCCGACAACAGGATAGGGAAGGCATTCAAGTAGAAAAAATGTTCTAATGAGTATCCTTATTCAGCTTAAATTAAATTATAAATAACTGATACACAGTGATTTTATATTATTCTTAGATAATCATTCGTAATGAGTAAGTCGCGGGTTCGAGTCCCGCTTTCGGCTCCGACTTAAAACCGCTTATTCCATGGTGAATTAAGCGGTTTTTCTGTTTTCTATACTCATATTAAACACCCAGTACTATATTGGCGTCAATATTCAATTTCTGGCTGATTTCGCGGGCTACTTTCAAGGTCGGTTCACATTTACCGGAAATATAATCACTCAAGCGTGAAGGACTGACTCCGATTAATTTTGCTAAAGATTTCTGATTAAGTCCCATCTCATACATACGAAGTTTGAGGACATCAACCAGCGTTGGTTCTCCCAGTGCGAAATGCTCCTCAGAATAATCTGCAACGAGATTAGAAAGTAATTCTAACTCTATACTGTGAGGATTATCCAGAGGGGTTTCATCTGTGACCAGTGGAAGTAATTCCTCAACTCTTTTTACTGCCCAATCGTATTGAGCTTTTGTTTCTATCTTTGTCAT